GGGTCACTAGGGTCGGCACTCTTCGGGTCTATTTGTCCCGCAGGTAAGGCCTCGTTGAGCATTTGACTGTAGTTTTTAAATTTCATTTCATCACTATTTATACTTTTAACTTCGGGTTAGAGGTCTTGAAGTCCTTCTTACGCATTATGGTCTTGGAAATCAAGTCAAATTCCTGTGTTTTAGAGTCATATTTGAGTACGAATGGTAAGTTTAGGTCTGTTTGAGTATCATTTAACACTGCTTCAGCATCTGGTCCAAGTTTCGGTATTTTCTTGCCATACTTCTTGTACGTTTGCTTAAATAGGCGTGTCAACTCTGCTACGTTAATAGATTTACCATTTCGCTTATCATTCGCTCTCTCTAAAAAGTGACGGGTAAACTCTACATCTATACCAACTTTGGAGAATATTTTATCTGCAAATTTCTCCACATCTACTAAATCTGCCTTTGTAATCTCTTCTTTTAAATAATCAGTAAATGGATTGTTGTAATCCGTACTATTATATCTCGTGTTTCTGTCGAATACTTTCTTTAATTCACCTACGGAAATGCCTACAATATCAGCAGTTATCTGAAGGGCACGTCCTTGAGGATTCATTATCATTGCTCCCTGCTTCTGGAGTTCCTTCGGATTCTTCTCATATTCTCTCATAATCTCTTTGTAGATTTTGAGGGCCTTTCCATATTTCTTGCCGTGTACTAGTCGTTTAAAGGCGTGAGTAAGTTTCTTTGGAATCACAATATCTCTCCACTTCTCTTGTTCTGCCGAACCTTTATGATGTTTGAATGTCATCTCTGTCCTTAGATGGCGTAGAGTATCGTGCCAATCTTCCTTGATGCCCATACCTCTTCGTACTGAATCGTACATCTCTTTAGCGGTTTTCTCATCACACATCGATGGGCATCCCTTACGGAAGAATTCAAAATCTCCATCAGTTGCGGCCTTTCTCATAAGCGTGGCACTCATTGCGTTGCCTTTACCTCTGGCAATTCCTGCTTGTACCACTTCAAAATTATCAAATTCGTATGATTTCTTTTTGTCTTTGTGCTTGATATACGGACGGATATTCTTCTCAAAGGAATCAACCCTATCACTTCCAACAACCATTGTTACGTCTTTATATCCTTTATCTGAAAGATACTTTAAGGCTTCAAATGCAGTACGAACTTTAGTGTCCTTTACTACCATTTTTCCCCAAAATTTCTTTAGAAATTTCGTCTTGTCGTTATAGGGCAGAGGATTCTTTTTCTTGTCCTGTGTCTGTGAAGTGAATATCATAGGCTGACCATTCTTGGCCTTTGCTTTCTTTATGATATCATTAACTGCTATTTCGTGGCCATTAGTCACAGGATTAAATCGCCCGAACGTAAATACGACTGGTTTACTTTTTGCTTCTTCTAGGTATTCGGTATAAGTTTTCATCACATTTCTTTAAGTTTGTTTAACAATGTTTTCACAATACTTCCTTCCAAGGCATCTTCTATACCGACTAATCCCGGCACATTATTAACTTCAATAAAATAGGGCGTCTTTCCTGGTATAAAATCCACTCCGACTATCACGCCGTCAACGGCCTGGGCCGCTCTAATGGATTCAGTTCTTTCAAATTCCGTTAACTTATGGGGCTTTGGTTTGGAGCCTTGAGATACATTAGACCTAAAATCTCCACTTACAACTGGTCGCTTCATTACCCCTATTACTTCATCTCTGAATACTATTACACGAACATCATAGTCCGATTTAATGTACTCTTGTAACAAGATATCTTGGAATCCACTTTCTCTATACAATAGTTGTACAATAGATTGTAGGGAGGCCGCAGATTCAACTAAGATAACTCCAATGCCATTTGTTCCTGTACCAGTTTTTAATATGATAGGGAACTTACTGCCTAATTCTTTTAATGCTCTTTCTGTATCTTCTGAATGGGCAAGCAATACAGTCTTTGGCGTATTGAATTTCTCCCTCTCAAAAATCATCTGTGTCATTACTTTATTCGAGCATAGGTCGTGGCAGTTCATATTGTTAACAAGTGTATATCCTTCGTGTTCCCACTTCTTACACTTGTCATACCAAGAATGATTACCACTTAATCCCGGTCGACCAACTCCTCGTGCCATAATAATAGTATCTTCTGGACTGATTGGAAAGGGTTTATCATATTGAGATTCGCCTCTGCCAACTGCTTTAGGGGTAGGATATATCGTCTTGCCCTCTTCGACAGGAAAACTATTAAGAGTTCCATTCTCTTCGTAAAGACCACGAAATTCACCAAGGAAAGTTTTAATACCCATACCATCTGCGACCTTTTTTACAAGTTCGCCCGTGTCATTAGAATCATCTCCATCATCGTGAGAAAGAATTACTAACTTATATGGCTTCTTCGGTGCCTCTTGAAGTGATTTTCTATATTCGCTGGCAGTTCTCATCAGTGTTCCCAAATTTCCCCTATTTTCCCCAATTCTTTATAGCGTTGAAGTTGTTCCTACTAAATTCTAGTCTGTTAACAAATTTAACTGCTCCATTAGTAGCGTGGTCTACAGCAACAAATCCCTCAGGACCTGTTACTTCGTATCCATTTCCTTTTTTAATAAATGCTGGAAGAGATTGAACTTGTTCCATTTTCTTAATCAGGGCCAATTTAATTTCAGCAACATCGTTATGCCATTCAATCGCATAGGCTAGAGTGGCTCCCATTTTCCTATTGCCGTTGATTATCTTAATCATCCCATCAAGTTCTGCCTGTTGTTTGGCTTTACCCTTTGCAGATTTCAATTTATCAATCTTTGGTTGATATCGTTTTCGCATAAAGTCAATAAATCCACCGACTGCCTTTTGCTTGTTTACGAATCCTTTACCATCTCTCGTTAGTGAGTTTATGTAGATATTTAGGTTGAAAGCAATACTTCCTTCCTCCTTTGCAGTAGCAGGGTCGAATAGTACACCCATTGCCTTCTTATCAAATTTCTTCAGTCTTGATTCAGCATTTGCAATGCTTTGTCTAACTGCCTTCAATTCTGCCGTAGTTAGTGTAGCAGTTCCTGATACGTCTTGGAAATTAACATCTCCTGCCCATACGTCTTTAGATTTCTTCAGTGAGCCTACATTGACATTAAATACTGCCGAGAGGTCTGCTATTGTTTTACCACTATATTGTGTATGCCAGATAACTCCGACTTTCTTAGAGGAGATTTCCTTTGCAAGAGGCTGGTCTATAGGTACTGCATATGTTATCGTATTAGGTGTGAAGGTAATCATCTTCTCACCATCAATTGTTTCTTTCTTAATGTCTGAAGCAATAAACATAAAATCGCCTTGCCAGATTCCTTTAATCCCCAATTGAGGAAAAAGTTTAAGAGCAGTTTTCATTTTATCTGCTAGAGATGCCGCGTGTCCGTGATTAGCATCAATATCAGCGGGCGTGTAATTAATTTTTGGAGTCTTGTTGAATAAGGCTTTAGTAGCCACAAAGAACTTTCCATTTTCTGGATTGGTTCCAGCAATAATCGATGGCGCTCCATCAACCTTACTTGTTATGTTGAGTCCCTTTGAGGTATTTCCTTGAAGAGTTGTAATAACTCCATTAAGGATTTTCAATGCTTCGACACCACCATTATAACCATCATTAAAAATAGCATCTTCGAGATGCTCTAGGTGAGTTAGTTTTGCTTCTGCTAGGTATGTAGTAAATTTTTTCATTATTTTTTCAACTTCATTTTAAAGCCGAGTTTATTGCCAGAAGAGTACCCCGGCCATCCGAATTGGAAATCAGCATCTTTGAAATGGTTACTTGCGAAAGTCATTTTATTGGATAGGACATTTACATTCATTTGTATTAGTGTAACTTGTCTAGCCACATTTGTCAATGATTGTTTAATCGCTTTATCTTTATTTAATATCTTGTATATTGTCTCTCCTAGTGGAGATAGAACAAATCTTTTTAAGTCTCTCCCCTCAAGAGTCTTTTTGCCCGGCATTGAATATTTCTTATGCCAAGGCGCTAATTTTTTTGCTAGTTTTTTGTTATCGAATTTTTTACACCAGAGGTCAACAGATTCCAAAGTTATTTGGTCTACACTCATTCCCATTATCTTGGAGAGGTCTTTAATAACTTTAGTTTTGAGATATTGGTGCAACAGAATCATTTGTTCTTTAGCACCGAAATTTCCAACAATATTGAATACTTGTAGAGCAACCTCTTGGGAATGGTCAGCGTTTGCTGTTTTGGCACGATTTTTAATAGCATCGATGATATTTTGGACAGTAACTTTACCGCCACCGCCAGACTTAACTGAAATGGGATATTGTATTCCCATACGGACTCCATAAAAATCAATTAGTTTTTCATTACTTGCTGTAGGGAAATATGCTTCTCTAAAACGGAGGGCGTTCATTGCCCAAATTGCAGAAAGGATTTCTCCGAAATCTGCTGATACTTTGGCTAAATCCTTCTTTGAAAAGTCAAGTTCATCTAATGATATTGATGTACTCTTTGTATTTGCCAACTTTAACAGTTTAATTAATTCTTTTGCTGTGTTTCCTTCGGGGTACTTGGCCTTTAACGCGGAACTCGTTAACTTTATGAGAGTTTTATTATCTACTTGTTGCCCTGCCAAGCCAAGAGTGTCTGGAGTTAAGTCTTTGTTTGCGAATATCTGACCGCCGGATGAGGTCTGAGAAATTTCGGAATTCACCCAATAGAGTGATGTACCCTTCGGAATCTTACCATCGTCTAAATCGGTAGATGCTGTAAGCGTATAGGTAGGATATTTATCACTAACTATGATATCGGCATCTTTTACTTTAAGTCCCATACCAAGAAAAAACGCAGAGAAAGCCTTCCCGTCACCCTTCATTGCGAAACGAATGTGATAATCTCCCCTGCCAGAACCAATGGTTTTAATACCTTGTTCTTTTACTCTTACGTTAACTAGGGATTTTAGTGCTTTGGTTTCACTGGTAACTGCTTCTACTAAGAATGTACTAAATTTCTTCATATTGGACCTTTAACGAATATGTAATAATGTGCTTCTATTACATATTTATATAATTCAAACACTACATCTTGAAATCTTTAAAGGCCTTCTTCTTATTACCACCAGAGAACATCGACTCTGCTTCTTCATAGGAGCGTGGTCCAGTAGTTACGGAAGTCGTTCCAATGATGTCTTCCTGTGCGGATTGTTCAGCATCGTACCACTTCATTTTGGGTTTATCAATGCCTATAACGAATCGTCTATTGATAGCAATGTCGCCGTGACGATTTTTCAACTGTTTCACCATTATCTGATTCAGTTCCTCTAGTTCTTCCGTCTGAATAAGAGCAAGAAAGAGGTCGGCAGTTGCTGGCAGACCGAAGGATTCAGACGTATCTTCTAATCCTACATCTGAATTGCCGAAACCAGAACGTGTGGTCTGTGTTGCTGACCAAATTGGCACGTTAAATTCAACTGCCAGACCTCGGAGTTCCTCTGCTATCGCCTTAACGTATGTATATGAGTTAACAGATTGAGAACCTACGAGTCTCTGGGATGCACATATATTAAGATAATCGACATATATAATGTCTGGTTTGAAGTCTTTCTTTAATGATAATTCGTTTAATAGGTGTCTAAAATGGCCAGTATGTGCTTGAGATGTTGGGAATTCCTTGATTATTATCTTACCCTTTACTTTCTGTTTAAGTTGGTCCATTTTGCGGTCATACATAACCTTAGTTAAATCTTTCAGGCGATTCAATTCGATATCAAGGAGATTGGCGTCTATTCTTTCAGCAATACGTTCCTCTGCCATCTCCATCGTGACGTATAGAACATTCTTACCTATTGTCAGATTCGATGCGGCCATATGACACATACCGATAGTCTTACCAACACCAGTACCAGCCATAAGAATGTTTAGTGATTTTCGAGTAACTCCGCCCTGGGTAATCTTATTCAGATATTCAATGTCAAACGGAATCTTCTCTTCCCTTGTATGGTAGAAGTCATATCGCTCATCGGAATCCTCTAAGAAATCGTGACCGATATGTGTATCGAATGTTACTGCTAGAGCATCGGACAATAATTCGGGTATCGCACCATCAGTTTTCTTCTTGTGCTTACCATCGATAATTTCAATGGACTCCATAATAGCATTATAGACTGCCTTGTCCTTACAGAACCTTTCGGCTTCGTCAAGGAGCCATTGCTCATTGGCTTCTGTCTTTACAAGAGTCTTGATTAATGCTTCCGATTCTTCGTATATCGTTGAAGATAAATCTTCCCTTTCATCTATAGCAATTTTGAGTGCCTGTTGTGTTGGCACATCATTGTATTTTGCAAAGAATGTTTGTATCTCGTGGAATACCGCCTTCTCGGTGACATCGTGGAAATACTCATCCTTCAGAAAGACAATTGACTTTCTGGCGAACTCTTCATTATGTAATAGATTGGATAATATCGTTGCTTCTATATTCACGTATTTTCCCTCAAATTTGCTTCTGCTACTTCTAGTTTAATTGCTCTCTCCACTTGTTGCTTTACGATAGCATTTATCTCCTCTTCATAATGAGACTTGTCAAGACCATTCTCATCTATGAAATTATATCCGAAACTTATTTTATCACAATCATCGGACAAAGTCAAATCATATATCGCAAAGGTTGTTTTGTCTTTGGTCTTGACATAAAAAACGTCAGTATCAGCCATTGGCAACCTCGACTTCATCTTCAGCATCAATTGACTGAAGGAGTCCAGTTCCTATACAATATCTATCCTCAATGAATTTCTGAAATTTTGGATTAGCGAGAATGTCCTCCCAAAAATCTTTACTCTGTGTACCGGCCTCTCTGACCTTGTTCTCTGATACTTCGCCAGTTTCCATATCTACCTTTGAGTACCATCCCATAGTGGGCTTAACAACATATCCACCATCAAGGGCAACATCTAGTAGTCCAGAGTATTTCTTGATTCCACCTTCCCAAGTTACTGAAATAGGAATCTTACTCTTCTCTTTAACAAAGCGGGATTTCTCTACGTTGATAATGAAGTTGTATCCTTGGATTTCTGTTCCCTTCTTGTCTTGTTGTCTGCCTATAATCCAAATATTATCTGAGGAATAATAGACACCAGTACCACCAGAAACAACTGCTTTTGAGAACATCTCCTGTGTCTGGTAAGTATGGTTTACAGCAATAAGAGGAACATCTCTTAATGTGAGATAGGGGGTTATCATTCGGAAGAGTGACTTGAGTTGTTTTGCTCGTGTCATATCCGCAACACTCTTTTCATTCTGTGCATCTTCGACTTCCTTTTTGGAAGCGAGATTGCCAATAGAGTCTATCATAACGAATACTTTATCTTCCACTTCAAGGCCGTCAAGTTGCTTGACTAGGTCAAACTTCAATTCTTCGATATTCTTAGTTGGAATATGAAGGACTCTATCGGTATCAATCTTCAAAGAACTAAAGTAGGCCTGTGGAGTTCCGAATTCAGAGTCATAGAAGAGGCATATTGATTCTGGATATTTATCCATATATCCCTTCATCATTAATAGACCAAATGCTGTTTTGAAATGCTTCGAGGGACCTGCAAGAACTGTCAGGCCGCTGGTCAGTCCGCCGTCTAATTTGCCACTTAATGCGACATTAATCATCGGGACTGAGGTGGGGATTACATCCTTCTCTGTGAATAGAGAGGATTTTGTTAACTGGGTAGATTTGATTGAACCTGCTTTTCGCAGTTTATCCAACAATCTCTTTTGGGCAACTATTGCATCACTCATTTATTTCTCCATAATATACGTCAATTTTGTAGTACATTATACACCAATTGACAGGTGTTGTCAAGTCTTTTCTTATCTTTTTACTGGATTGTCCAATAAATCTTTCAAATCATATGGTTTCCTCAGGTTTCCCCAACGGGTAAAGTAAATAATTGGATATTTTGGAAACATTTTCAAGAATTCGGCAGTAGTATGTCCCATTCCTTTTGCGACTAGGGTGTGGTCAGTTGGTACTGAACCCTCTCCAAAAATATCTCTTGCTTCGATTAGCGTGTCTATTCGGACAGTAGTTGCCTGAAATCCATTCAGTGACATTAGTTCAGAGGCAATACCTTCGTTCCACATATCACCAACAATATATCCATCTTCATCGAGGACATATTCATTATCCGTTTGTATCGTTCCGAATTTACTTCGTACGGATAGGTTAGCAATCTTCTCTTGAAACTTCTCGGTGAACTTATCAAAAGTTTTTGCTTGGCTGGCTTGAGCGATAGCGTTTAAATCAATTTTGGCCATTTTTCACTCTCTTGCTGTTTGGATGCCGTTTAGCCGTAAACGTACTGTGACTCATATTCTTTTTCAACTTAGGGGCACCCTTTTTGTTTATTATTCCTGCTATGTTTCTTTTTCCCATTTCGATTTCCTTATCCAAAAAATGATTCAAGCGAACTCTTTTCTTCCCAATCCCAACCTACGGGATGAAGAACTCCTTCTAAAGGAGAGAGGAACGCTTTCTCAAATTGTGTATCATAATCTACCCATCGTTCAACCTCGAACTCTGGCGGGAGTCCATCGATGAAAGCAATTGCATTACTACCAAATGGATTAGGTGTTTTCAAGTATACGAACTTTAACTTGGCACCATCTCCAATCTTCTCGACATTCTTAATATCGTGTTTCTTTAACAACCCATTATACACTTTGGCCGCTCGTGCGTGAATTGGCACGGATTTCGTTGCGTGTTCATACTTTGTGTAATCGCTTAATCCTCTCGGAAAGGCAATCTCGGGTATTGCTAAACCAACAAACTCTTTCTTATATTTATGCACCAAGGACTGTAATTGACGCTCATTTCCCGTCAACATTATATTAACTGCTTCTTTCAACTTACCACGGACATTCGCTGGTGTAGAGGATTTGACTATCTCCATACCCATAACCTTCATCTTAGGCTTCTTATATCGAACTCCTTCAGAGTCATAGACGTTAAGGGCATAGCGTTTCTTTGCAGTCCATACGGCTTTGTCGGCAATCACCTCTCTGCCCATAAACATTTTTTGCTCGTAGGCATTAACGTAATCTGCTAGTTCCTGATAGGACTTGGTAATGTATGGTTCAAATGCTTCTTGAGTTGCTTTGTCGATAACATCACAAATCTTATTCTTATCATCCGATTTGATGTACTTATCGACAAACTTCCCTAGGCGTAAATAGACCGAATCAGTATCAATAGCAACAACATAATCATAATCTTTGGTCTCCAAATATTTGTTTAGAAAATCATTAAGAGCCTTTTCAATCCATCGAATCGCTAATTGACCACCAGTGGTGACTGCTTCGGCGTTGCGTATATCAAAATATCTAAACCACTGATTACCAATTGCTCCATAGGCAGAGTTCAACTGAATCTTTTTGGCCATCTGAATATTGAGATATTTTGATATCTCGTTATCCGTATCTTCTCCTTCTTCCTTTCGCTTCTGGGCATCGAGCATCTTCTTCTTAAAGACCACTCGGTCAGCATAGATTTTCTCCATTAAAGTTGGGAGAAATCCACGCTTATCTTTTCGATACATCGTTCCGTTTGGAGCAACGGCATATCCCTTCTTATGAACATCTGATAAGTCAGCCTCTTTTTTCAAAAGGTTCTCTACATCCACACCTGATTTGTGTCCAACAATCGTTTCGGGAGAGATGTTGTACTGCATAATCAAATGCGGATATAGAGAGTTCAAGTCAAAAGATACTACCCAGTCGTGGAACCCAGTAATTGGTTCTTTAACATAAGCACCGACAAAGGAAGTGTTCTTTTGGTTTCTGTTACTCGCAGGGCAGACTATATCTTGCTTTCGTAGGTGGTCATAGATTATTGCATCCCACATCTTAACGGTGCCGAATACGTCTACGAAATTAATCTTGGCATCATATGCCATCGTCATACCCAAATCGATTAACTTTAACTTATCATCAATCCGCTGAACTAATTCAACGTCTTTGATATTATAGTCAATGAACTTCTGGTGATTTGTGCGGGCAAGTTTAAAGAGGGTGCCTGCCTCTTCGTATGAAATCTTTCTCTCGCCCAATTCAACAAAGGCGATATGGTCTAGTCTAAACGATTCCTGATTCGCATACGTAAATTTCTTATAGAGTTGGAGATAGTCCATCGTAGCCACGCCAAATATATCATACGCCACAGATTCTTTACCATACATCCCCCTTATTGTTCGTTCTTTAATCCAACCGAAAGGCGAAAGTCGCTTGACTTCCTTTTGACCAAACAGTCGAGTTAGTCTATTGACCAAATACGGAATATCAAAATTCTCAATATTCCAACCTGTTAAAATGTGAGGTGGGGATTGTTGATATAGGTCAAGAAAATGCTTGAGCAATTCCTCTTCCGAATCCATCTGAAAATATTCTATCTTAATATCATCACGGGTATTTGTCCACTCGTCAAGACCCCAAGTAAAATATCTATCTTCAATAGAATCATAAACGGTGATAGCATTAACTACGGCAGAGGCAGATTCTGGTGAAGGAAATCCTCTTTCAGATTCTACCTCGATATCAATATTCCAGATACGGATTTTATTGACATCATATTCGACATCACCTTGCCATTCTTTACAGGTGTATTGAAGTGCGAAATTATCGTTACCGTGGATGCTGAAACCATCAACACCTTGGTATTGCTTGATAAAGTCTCGTGTTTCTTTGATGTTGCCAGGCGACATCTTATAGACTGGCTTATCGTCTAATGTGCGGTAGGGAGTCTCACCCTTCTTGCCTTCAACGAAAATTGTTGGCTGAAAGTCTTCCCGTCTAATAAAATCATTGCCCGTTTCAGCGTTCACGCCACGGACGAGAATCTTATTCCCGAGGGTCCCGATATAGGTGTAAAATCTCATCCCGTCAACAGTTTGATAAGAATAATTACCTGAAGGCCAATCATCACAAGCGGTACGATTGTACGTATCAACTCCATCGTGTGATTGATGTTATCGAGTTTCATCTCTAATTTTGTCTTTTTATCTAACATAATATAAACATTATACTAGGAATCTTTATCTTTGTCAAGCACATTATGACCATTTCCTTCACCTTGGCACTCTTTTGTGATTGGATTCCACCATCCCTCTTCGCATACTTTATGGGTCATTCTATCCTCTGCATATAATCTTTCTTCAGTCTTTTTAACAACATTAATAGAAACGGCACTCTCTACATCTGATACCGAAGGTTCAATTGCATCTTCGCTTGTATCGATACTATTGGTGCCGTATGAGGCTGATAAATATTTGTCTGTACGTATTGTTTGATTGGTTTGTTGCTTACCACAATGAGTGCAATATAATTCTGGTGGTATCCACTCATCCATTACTGCAACACTCCAAGTGCCCGAGCAAAATTGACAAGTGAAGTGCCAAAGAATTTCCCTAGATACTGTTACATTGTTCACGCTCCGATGGCCCCATCAGGACCATTTGTGCCAAGATGTGGTCCATCATTTCGTCTTTCGTATGGCTCATCCCACGGAATGGCTCCTGGACGCCGCTTATCTTCTTTTCGTCTTTCAATAAACGGTTCGGTTCCGGGTTTTTTATAGTGCTTCGGCGTTTTTTCTGTGTATTCACCGAACAGATTTTGAACTGGTTGTTGCTTACCACAATACGGACAAAAATATGCTGTATTGCAGATAGGATTTATCATTGTCCATTCTAGTTTACATTCATCACAAGTGTGGGCAAAAATCTTTAATTCACGTATCGGCATTTGTCACTCCTATGTAAATATGAATGCTAAAGCGCCAGCCACAAAAACATAGGGCCAGAACTGCCATCCTAGTTTGATTGCTGACACTACTACGACAACAACTAAGGCAATAGAAAATCCTACGCCTAACAGATTAACTAGAATGTCCCATTTGTCTACTAGAAAGTTTAACTCACCGTTCTCATTAATTATGATTTCCATATTTACCTTTCAGGATAATGAACATATGTTTTAATCATATATTTCTTATTACTAATTGGCATCTCTGCGGTATGAGGATATCCGAACCAAGTAGGAGCAATACAGAGTCTACCTTCAACTGGGTTTACCTTCGTATCAATCGTCTCAAAGGATGTTTCACCACCCTCTTTGACGGTATTTAGATAATACAATAACACAAGCATCCGTTTACAGGATGTCGATTCAATAGAATCAATATGTTGTTTATAATAATGGCTGCCTGGGTCATATCTGTGCAGTCTGAATTGCTCAAGGTAGACTTCCTCGAACAATTGATTTTTTGGGAATCCATCTTTTTCTAAGTCTTGACGATATCGTTTGTACATATGGGCGGCGTGATTAGTCATCACTCGCATTATACCATTCCACTTAGGGGCTTCTCCAGCACGTTTTGTGCAGTTTAACTCAAGTGCGTTACGATGATTGCTATAACCAGTACGGTTGTCTGGGTCGGGTGTGCCAAGTTTGCCTGTATATGACTCCAAATAATGTTCATCATCTGAATCAAAGGCTGTAATAATTTTTGTGCATAATTCGGGTGCTATGGCACCATCGTATATCTTAATATAATCTTTCAGTTCTTTCAATGGACCACCCTAAGAGTTGTAGGCCTCTTCTCTGGGTCAATATCATTCCACCCCTTCTTAGATTCGGTTACATAAGCAGTTTTGAATTGTTTTAGATTAACAACGGTACCGTCATCTTCCATCTCAACAACACCGCCCCAAGCATCTATTAAATCTTTGACCATATCTACTTTGTTGGCAATTACACCATCAGTTACAATTTCAAATGTGAGACAAGAATCCCAATCCATCCACTCAAAACATAATGAGACATTATATCCTTTCGGCTCCTCCATCTCATCTATAGGTACATTCTTCATTACTTTATCTCCTTCTTTGATAATGAATCTTGGAACATATAAACAGCAGTTTCCATTGTTAGATATTCTCTGGCGGCATCGTGTAGGCAGTCGTGGTGAATAAAGCCTTCTGGCTCAACACCAAGTTCCCATACATCACGGTCTAGTAATGTTAATACTACTGTTTTTGAATCGTGAATGTTCCAGAAACGCCAGGGGAGTTCGGTTGCATCGCAACCTTCTGTAATGCGGAATAGGTCGTGTAAAATACCAAAGTCGAAGTGGGAACCTCGTGAGTAGTATTTTGCTTTATGAATATCTACGCCTTGTTTGGTTAACCAAGCAATCATATTTTCCCGTAGATTTTTCCAGTGCATATCTTTATCTGAGGGTTTTAAGATATGCTGGGCGGCGGTGCCTTGTTTGGACCACCACTCTAAAGTGTCTTTGTGGATTTTTCTGCCCGCATCCACTTGGGCTTTAACATTGAGTTTGGCGTAATAGCCGTTCTCAATTAATTCTTTAAAGGTATAGTCGTGATTTGAATCACAAGCGACCATCCCTACTGATAAAATTACTGAATTATTAACACTACCTAATGTCTCTATATCCAGTACAACAACGTCCTTCATAATATAATCCCTCAAATATCACTTAATTTATAACATTATACACCATAGGCAAACATTAGTCAAGTGGTTTTATGTGTTTTTCTACATATTCTTTTGATTTATCTCGTTGGAGCATTAATGCCTCTTTAACTTCCAACTTAGAGCCACCGAAATATGGTACTGCGTGTCCCTCATTAATCAAACGCTGGTTAATAGATATCATCCTAACTCCATCTTCTAACTCTGGACCTGGTACAAACAATTCACCTAAACATCGTCCGTACTTGCCAACACCAGAAGATTTAAGAACAAAGTTGTTCTCATTTCCTTCAAGATAATCTGTAATGCGTTTTTTTGCACCAAGACCATATCGTTTTTCTATAAGGTCTCGTGTGCGTGATTCGGGAGTATCTATCCCTTTGAGTCGTATTCGTATTTCTAAATGTGTTTTAAATCCTAAATCCACATAAGCGTCTACTGTATCTCCGTCAACTATTCTTTTCACCTTAGCGTTGTACTCGTACAAACTCATAATATAATGTTACCTCGATTAACGGGTTATTGATAGAATTTTGCTTATTTGTGCATCTAATACTCCTGCTCGATTCGGCCAGTGGATGTATGCTTTATCTGGATTACTCTTTAGATTTTTCAACAATGGAATAATCAAAGTTTCCAATGCTTTAAGTTTTTTAGATTTGTATTCTTCAAACTCTACTTTCTTGGCTTCTAATTCGGCTTCTTGGGCCTCTTGCCGCGATAGTAGGTCGGCTAGATTATTATTGATATCTCCAAAATCTACAGAACCATCTCCATTAAAATCTAAATCTCTAACTTCATTTACTGAAGTTTCAAGTGTATCTAGTTTATCGGTAATGCCACTTAAATCAACATTTACTTCTGGAGCATTAACTGTGGTTTCTTTAGCAAGGATGCTATCCAGTTTTGCTTCGAGGGGGGAGAGGTCTGGCATATCGCCAGCGGTTAGTGCATCAACTTTTTCTAATGCAAGAATTTGGTCAATTTTATTTTCGATGCCACTTAAATCAACATCGGCTGCCTCAGTGTTTGATATTCCATCAGTTGGAATCAAGGCTATGATAGCATCTAGTTTTTGAGTAATTGGGCCTAAGTCGGCCGCTACTTGAGTAGTAGTTTGCTTGACAACTGTGGCGCTATCGGCTTCATCGGTGTCAGAGAAGGAAAAGCCCCAGTCAAAATCACCAGTCTCTATTTCCCCTGCTTCTGAATCTATATCTGCCATATTATTTCTCCATTTTATATCTATTTATGCGTAACTCAATATTTTACGCCTATATTGTATTTCGGCACCAGTTGCCAATCTGACTTCTCTTTAAATGATATAATTTTAAACTGTCCGACATTTCCCATTAGGGTCAAATTATCGGGTTTTACAATCGTTAATAGATTCCATTCTTGGAGTAAATTAATTATTGCGTTTCGTCTTTCTATGTCGACCTTTGTTAAGTTAGTCGGCTTCCCATCTAGGGCAAATAATTCTTTAAAATGGACAATATAATATTGTCCCTGCTTATGTAGAATATGTGTTGATTGATAAAGAATTTTATCTCTGTTTGATGCAACTCCCATTCTGGTAAGGGTTTCTTTAATCTTCAAAAAATCATCATCCTCCTTAAAGGTAATCTCTACCATATCCGAGGGTGACCACTTTACATATTCTTCATCTTTGTTTCCTTTTGGTTGCATTATCAGTACCGCCTTTGTATCGACTGAGGCGTATTTCCTCAATTTCTGATTCGGTGAGAAGGTCTAAAACTTCACGAGCCCTTTGTTCATTATAGTTATAATACTCTTTGATGAGTTCAAGATTCGCTGATGGTCCAGTTGCTTTGGCCCATTTAGACCAGCGTTTCTTCTTTCTTAGACTATTTATAAAATAGTCGTACTGAAGCAAAGGGTCGGTCTGATAACGGATGTTCATCTCATTAACATATAAGATGGTATCAACATTCATAGATAAAGCACGATTAACTATGAACGCACTACGTCCATATTCGGCTTCATCCATCTCACCCTCACGGATTAAATTCTTATGTCCGTAGTTGATGTCGGGTAAAAGTTCTTTAAAGAGGTCTGGCATTAGTCTTTCTTTGGCTCAACCATTGAAGGTGTGGTTAGAATAGGCTTATCTTCTGCCCAAATTCCCATATCTATTGGTTCATCTTTAACCGTGTGTTCGTCTGCGTGGATGCCGAACGCATTATCAATCCACTTATGAACTGGTCGCTCGATATCGTGCCAAGTTTCGTGTACTTGTCCACATCCACTTATTGTTACTGCTAGAGTAAATACTGTAATTATTCCAAATGTTTTTAACATCTCATTCGTCCTTTCGGGTTATTTTTCAAACGGGGCTTTTGCCGTTAAGGCAGGCGGAGCCGTGTTCGTATTTATTTCCGCAACGGGCGGTTTAGGTAATGGTGCTGTTTTACCTAGAAAAATTGTATCTAGTAAAGTTTCAACAGTTTCTTTTGGTGCTTGACCTGACGGATGCTGTACACAATGTCCTTCTCTAAAGAAGTATGTCACTGGGTGGGCACCGACTGGAAAGGTCAGTGGTTCATTGATTTGATAAAAATCAATTCCTTTATACTTAGGGTCGTTTGCAATTGGCAACAACACTTCTGGTAAAAAATGGTCACACACTGGGCAAGTTGCTTTAACGTGAACAAACACGCAAAAGCCACCACGTGCGGCAATCTTTTTTGCTTTCTTTTCAGTTACTACTGGAAATACGTTCTTCATCACTCTTGGTCTCCTTTATAAATGTGCCGCCAGAGGTTAAATGCCCCTTTCGGTCTTTTATCTCATTATACGCGGCTTGAACACATTTGTCAAATGGTATTCCTTTAACCTTACAAACACCTCGCAGAGTTACGTATATGTCTCCGACGGCATCGATTATCCCGGCATCATCATTATGATTTATAGCATCCAAAAGTTCGGTAGTTTCTTCTAGGGTCTTTATCGCTTGACCCATTACAGTACCGTTCGCTGTAATGCCTCTATCATCCATCCACTTGTCAATCATCTTGTCGAAATTCTCGACCTTCGTAAAAGAGTAATCTGTTCCTGTGGTCATTTCCATTCTACCTCTACCATCACTTCAGTCAAGAAAGCGACTAGGTTAATTTCGGCATCCTGTACGAATGCCTGTTTATATTGATAGTCCGCAATTAAGAGAACTACCTGCGGGATACTCTGAGGTTGTAAATACTTGTGCATCTGGTCATAAATCTGTCGGTATATGGCAACTGGGTCAGTATCAATATGGTCAACAACCCATTGTCTCATACCACTAAAGTCTTTATCCTTTAACATCGCCATCAAACTATCGATATTGGCTTCGCCTATTCGTGCTAGAATGCCATTATCAACAACCCCACCAGATGAATATCTCTGGAGTTCGTTTAATGTCCTACGCATATCAGGAAAGTGTCGTTTGATTAATTCAGCCAAGGCTGGCTTACTTTCAATCTTTACACCTTCAGTATCAAGAATACTTATAATTCGATTCATAAACTCGCCCATCAGAGGTGGCAATTCTTTCTTGCTTACTCTGAAATCGATATAGGTTGTGCGAGAGTGAATCGGTTCAATAATCTTATCCTTGAAATTACAAGTTAAGATGAACCTGACGTTCTTGGAAAAATGCTCTATGAATCCTCTGAGGGCAGGCTGAAACGATTGTGGATTAAGATAATCCGCTTCGTCTAATATCACACATTTCTTACCACCATCAAAGGAGACAGTGGAGGCAAAGGTAGATATATCGTTCCGTAACGTGTCGATATTTCTATCGAGCGACCCATTAATAACTAACGTGGTATAACCTAGTTGTTCACAAAGGGCTTTCGCAACGGTTGTCTTACCCGTTCCAGCAGAACCACTCAACAAGAGGTTTGGCATATCACCGTTAGACAAAAATTCATTGAATGTATCTTTCAAGGAATCTGGCAGAATACATTCATCGATTTTCTTAGGGCGATATTTTTCTACCCACAGAAAATCTTTATTCATAGGTCGAATCCTGTTCTAAGGCAATCCAATACGTTAGTTTACCATCAGTAGAAGTCAACTTTGAAATCTTCTTGGCTGATATTTCAACATCATAATCGCCTGGTAACATCTTCATACGTTCAGTCAAAAAGTAAAATTTGAATTCGGTATCAGATTCACCACCGATATAATCACCCACTTCAACACTAAAGGTATTTGATGTATCGTTTCTCTTATCGAGAACTTCGGCAACGACTTTACTTGGGTCGTTCTTGCCTCTTCGGATAACCAAATCTGGAACTGCTAGAGTACCAGTTGCTCGTTGAAGTTTATCAAGAGTAGCGGCCGTCAATCGAAATTTAACTTCGGCTGAAGGCATCTCAATCTTTGAGGTGGGATATACGATAATTTCCTTATCGGCAAACCAGTAATGTGTAACTGAATTTGCATCCTTAATGGTGGCAAATTGCTCACCAAATTCTATCTCTGGGTCGTCAAACAATGACACGGTAGAAAGGAATTCGTTAAGGTCATATAACGCAAAATCTTCACCGTTAGAAGATTTAAATGTCTCGGCCACTGTGGCAGAACCCAAGACGTTCTTTTGTACAGATACGGTATTTAATTCGTTTCCCTCTGTAAAGAGAATCGACTGGTTAATCGAGGCAAAATTCTTTAATACCTCAAGAGTTCTTTCACTTAATTTCATAATATACTTCTCCATTCACTTTAATTAATGACCATTATACACGGAACTACCAGACGTGTCAAGTGTTTATTTGAAACTATCTGGGTCTTCCTGTGGATTAAACACTAATGACTTCATACCATATTTCAAGCCGTAGTCTGGTCGGTGACTCTTCGTTACTACGTTCGGCTTGTTATAACATCCGAAATGGTGGTCACATTCAACCCATTCCAGGTCAGCCGTGTTTCTATAGTCCTCTTCAAAACCTTGTCCAACTTTCGTGTATAACTGAAATGGAACTTCAGTTGTACATATATCACCCTTGGCTCCTGCGGCTTGGCATTGCTCAACGGTTGTATACGTGTTAACATACTCATAGGGTCCTTTGTCGAACCACTGTGGATTAAAAACGCCTGCATAAAATAATGCTATTGCTCCTAAAATTTCCATTAATCCATTTCTCTCTCTAAGATTCCCTCAACTTGAGGTACAGTTTCAACCGCCCGACCAATCATTTTCCGCCAGGCCGTCTTCTTCCTTGGCCGTGATAGTGGCCACGGCTTCTTGTTTCCTTTCAAATGCTACTGCCAAAATTAAATAGTGCATAGCCTTAACAAGGTCTAATTCATTCTTGCCTTTTTTCTTTCCGTAACGCATCAGGTATTTAATGGCGTTATCGATAGAGGTTGTTGCTAATGTTCCTCTATATGCAAATACATCAATAGTTTGGATATCATCACCTGTGCTGGTGTAATGACTCGAATAGGTAGATTTTATATGTTCCTCTAAATCCTTTAATACAGGACCTTCACCATATTTCCAATCAAAATCTTCTTTACGGCGGAGGTTCATATTCATACCATCTACTCGTTCAGCCAAATCGTGAATTTCATTTTTCAATTCCAAATTCCTCCATCATTATTATAAAAGTCCTCGACCCCCAAAAGAGGAAGGGGCCGAGGGTGTTGAATGAGGGGACTCAAACTGCCCCACGGAGTTATCTCTTAAAAATCTTCGTCAGCATCGACCTCTTCAATTTTAACCTCTTCGGCATTCATTTCAGTGGCTACATCTTCCATCCCGACACCGGCATCAATCTTTTCATAAAGACTCATAAAAGACTCACGGGTTTCATCATCGAAACGCTCGATTGCCATCTTGATGGCTTTCCCACGGTCTCCGAAGATTGAAAATGATTTCAGGATATCAACAAGACGACGGGTTGAAACTATTTCATCAACTCCACCCTCTTCAAAAGTTTTCCTGATAATGTCTCCCCACATTGTGAGGTTCGGGATAAATTTTCCAAGTGCCTCTGATTCGATTCCGAATCCCTCAGCGGCTTTCACGAGAATCTTTTTCTCGATTGCTTCGGTAGGATAAGGCTGATACATCGTAACAGAGAATCGGTCAAGGAACGCCTCATTCAAAACATTCGTTCCGATAAAACGGCCATCATCAGAGCCCTTGCCTTTTGTATTAGCAGTAGCAATGATTGTGAAACCTTCAGCAGGCTCCACCCACTCGGCACGTTTCTTAATGAAGTAACCTTTACCTTCAAGAACTGACTGAAGAGCCATTATCTTGTGGGAACCGAGGTCAATTTCGTCAAGAAGCAAAACGGCTCCTCGCATCATCGCCTCAACCACAGGTCCGTATTGAAACACTGTCTCGCCATTTACAAGGCGGAATCCACCGAACAAATCATCCTCGTCCGTTTCAGCGGTAAAGTTAACTCGAATCATTTCTCGCCCGAGCAATGCACAGGTTTGTTCGATTCCGAATGTCTTACCGTTTCCAGACATACCAGTTAAATAAACTGGGAAGAATAATCGTGATTTTAGGATTCGCTTAATATCAGCAATATTTCCCCAAGGCACAAAGGCTGTGTCAACTTTGGGAATAAAGGATATTGTAGCATCAAGTGTAGCGGCCGAAGTTCTTTCGGACACTGGACTTGGCATCTCTACTGCCGTTTCAGTAACGGGAGCAGGAGCAACTGGCTTCAGAATTGTTTCAGCAACAACTTTCGAAGGTGCTACAACATCCTCGGTCACCGGTAGGCGGAGAACCACAGGATTTTCTGAAATCTTTTCAGCGTACTTACACTTGGATGGGATACAAATTTTGTAGGTCGCAGAAACGGCCTCCATATTTGCTTTTGTGACATCAAGAGTGCCGAACATCTCTTTTGTGGCGGCACCAAACTCATTAACTGTTACTCTTTTATTTGACATATTAACTCCTTCATAATTTAAATATTTTCTCATTCAACAGTACATATTATACGTGGCTTTCTGGTATTTGTCAAGTCTTTTTTAACCTTTTTTTCAATTATTTTCTCTTTTTTTGCCACTTGTTGTATTTTTACTACAATTGTTCGTAATTCCAGGCTTCCTGGTTGCTCTTGGAGTCACTTTCCTCCACCTTGAAGGGTAATTGAGTCTGTATAAAATCCGTCAATTCTCCCTCACGGTGAAGCGTTTTGGCACCATTTAAAAATGATACTTGATAAATTATTTCAGGACTGGTCCAGTCAGCAAAGTCACCTCGGGCAGGATATGAGACATAAACCTGTGAAACGTAACCCTCATTTCCACTAATGTCCACGACCTTGTCGGCCCTGGAAAATCTTGTTGGTGGGAAAATGAATCTATTGTTGGACATATTCATCCCTTCTGTCGGCCAGACTTGTTTGAATTTTAGACACACCGCGGATGGCCATTACGCAGTTGTCGGCTCCGTGCAATTCTACTTGCTCGGAATATATATGTTTTGCCTGAATTTTAGTGAGCATTACCCACTCATCTTTCCAGCCAGTCGGTTTAGTCACTCGTACAAAATAGGATTCTTCCATCTACAAACTCCCTAGGTTTAAATTCACATTGTTATCATAATATATAGCAAATGTGTCGGCGTAGGCACGTATCGTATTTGACTGAGGTCGTTTGAATCCCGGTTTCGAGGTTCCTCGATATTTCAGTCTCCGATTTTTACTCGGTAGTAATTTCAATACCTCGCCTTGCAAGTCCATTGGAATTCCTTTGAATGCCGAGGTCTCCTTGGCGGGAGATTTAAACTTACTCAAAAAGTCCACCGTTTCTTGTGGGTGGCAACAGTAAATAGATTTTGTGGTCATAGGCTCTCCTTCGCTAGGTTTGTTAAACTTTTCATCACCGATTGAAAGCACGGATGGCCCGAATTGCGAATCGCCAGATTGCGGAGCAACCAGCGAATATTTCGCATAGAAGTAAGGTCCCGATTATTCTCGGGAATATCCATATCTTCGGGTAGTTTCATTTTGGTTTTCAATTCGTTTTTCATTATGTATCCATTTTAACAGGTTTCTTGAATATGTCAAGAACTATTTTTGCATATCTGCTATGCAAGGACCGCAACACTGGTGTGGGCCCAGATATAGGCATCAAACATAACAAGTGTAATTACGATTAGGTTCCTCATATTCTCTCCTTAGGCTACTAGCCCAACAAACTCGTTTAACATCATTTTATTCACCTTACGAGCGGAGGTGAATTTTCGGAACTGGGTGCGTAACTTACCCTTTGCAACCGTTCCATCTTCGTTTCGGTCAACATCGTTGAACTCGGCTTCCGTGTCGAGGTTCCTGTCGTTCACTAGGAAGTAAGTATCGTATCCGCTTTCCTTCAGAGGAACATAACCGTTCTTATTACAGAACCTTTTCAATTCATCGCCCTTTTCATAACCAACATTATAGTGAATCTGGCGGTTAATCTCACGGCGCTCGGTAATGTGAAATCCAATCACATTGATTTTGTGGCGCTTTCCGAGGTTATCTAGAAGGGAAGCGGTCAGACCCATACTGTTTCCACCACTTCGACCCGTATAGATAATACGCTTAGTTTTTGCATCTCGGATGACTGGGTAGGTTTTGTCTCGATTTCCGTATGAACCGTAAATGTGAGTTGCTTCACCTTGTTTATTTTCGCCACCTTCAGAATCCCAATAATTGCGACAACTATCGGCTCCGCCATCAGTGAGGAAAATCGCATTGATTTTTTCTTTCCCGGTCTCTTTTTTGAAATCGCTAATCATATCGTGGGCGGCCACAATTGCTTCATTCAAAGGAGTAGAACTCATTCCGTGACCGTCAGGACAAACTAGCCCAGAGTAGTCAAGAGATTTTCCGAGGAACGCAAGGTTCTTTAACTGTGCATTGAACTCTCGGCCACTCATTTTCTCGTTGAAATATTCACACATCCCAAAGTTTTGCATCATCAGGTGGTTCGTGCCAGTCTGAATAGACTTGTCATAGAATTTTTCAAGTTTAGTGGTCAATCCATCAGAGTTAGAGAAAGAATAGACTCGGTAAGGAATTCCAACTTTTCGGGCAAACATTACAAGAGTTAAGGTCTGCTTAACAGTGGCTTCCATCTTTCCGCTCATTGAACCGGACCAATCGATGAACATCATTAGAGCGTGGTTCCGCCCGTCTTTGACAGCGGCAACACGTTTGAAAATATCTTCATCGGTTTTGTATTTGTGGAGTTTATTCATATCGAGAACGCCAGATTTTGAAATTGAAGTTCTGCGGTATGCGGTAGCGGCTTGTTTCATCTCAAATTCTTTAACCATATAGTTAACAACTTGAGCGGTATCTTTTTTCCAAACTCGAAAAGCGGCCTCTTCCTTCTTTTTCCAAGTATCATCTTCGGCATCAGTTCTTTCCCAACGATACCCAGCGAAATTTTCGGACAAAGACCAGTGAGCGTTTAATTGCTCGAAAGTATCTTTCCATCCAAGCGTTGCTTTTGAATGGCTAACTTTAGGTAGGTCTAAATAAATTGGCTCTTTTGCATCCTCATCATTCATTGACTCCATCGCATTGTCCCAAGCACTTTGAGTTTCAGGCTTCGGAGGAGCAGGTTTGAAATCAGGAGCAGTAGTTCCGTCAGCACCCTCGGCATTAGTATCAGCCTCGAGGTCTTTCATATCTAATTCTTTTTCTTTATCAGTAGGCTCTTCAGAAGGCTTAACTGAAAACCCGTTTGATTTTTCGTCAGATTTATCATCATCCTCCTCTGAACTTTCGTCAGAGTCTTCCTGGTTTTCCTGGTCGTCATTAGAAGGCGCAGGAGGAGGTGACGAAGGCATCTCAAAGTTTGACTCAGGTTCTTCGCCTTCATTAGGCTCCCCATCTAGGTCATCCATTGAGAACCCCATATCATCCATATTCGTTTCGGCTTCTTTTTCAGCAATCTCACCGAGTTCGGTAGTGAGTGCTAGAATTTCTTCAAATGTCTCGGCTTTCGCTACACGGTCAGCAAACACTTTCTCTTCATCCGAGAAAGGAACATCCGCTAGAACGCCTAATTTAAAATGTAAATTAAGACGGTCAGCAAATCCGTAATCTTCAAGTTCACGATGTTTGGTACCGAAGAAATCTTTCTGGCTCAAGGCATCATACATTGAGAAGAAAGTCTTTTTCATTCCGGGATATTTGATTTTCATCTTACGCTCAATCCGAGCATCTTCAAGGATGTTGGCGTAATCTTTTAAATGAGGATTAGTCTTGGCAAATTCTGCCCATTCTTCGTGAGGAGTATAAAGGGCGTGGCCAACTTCGTGGCCGATTAAGCCTTCATACATTGTATTAGTCATATCTTTCCACATCGGTAAAATCAAACGGCGACCCTTAACATCAAATGATGCGGTCGCCACTTTTTTATGCTCAACGTGAATATTCTCGGTAGCCATCAATCTGGCTAGAACATTTTTACTTTCGATATTTACTAATTTTGAACTCATTAAATCTCCTCAATTTCTTGTTTTCATCAATTTATATACATATTATACGTGGACCTGACCATCTTGTCAAGTCTTTTCGTACTTTTTTTTCATCTGTAAGTCATTGATTTTACTAGATAATTGAAAAAACTTCAAATTTATTTCATTTTTCTTTGCTCCTGTGACTAATTTGTCACGATTTTAGAGAAATTTTGCTCTTTTTCGACCGTAATTACACGACCGAACTTGTCTAGAATCTGGTCTCCCTTGTGGGAAATCACAAATGCGTGTGTATCATCTCCTAGGGAGTTCAAAATACCCAAGAAATCCTCGACTCCTGTGGAATCTAGACTGCTATCGAATATCTCATCTAGGACCAGAAGATTGGTCGCTACAGAGGATTTCAATTTTGCTACCTCACGCCAGGTGAACAATAATGCCAAATCAATTCGGAGTTTCTCACCTTCAGAAAATGACCCATATTGAAACGCATCCCGTCCTCTACTCTTAATTGTCTCATTGAATGCCTCATCCAACTGGAAGTTAATGTAGAAGTTCAGTGCCGATAGGTACTTATTGATTAGTTGATTTATCAAAGGAAGATAGTTTCGGATAATAACTGTCTTGATACCAGAATCCTTTAGAAGTTCCTGTACAGTATTCAGATGGTGCTTTTTGCTTTGAATATCATATTTGGTATTCCGAGCATCATCCAAATCATTTTTACGTTTTGATAATTCATCATCACTAGACGACTCAACTGGATGTAAGGTTTCGGCTAGACGTTTTTTAAGTCTTCCAGAATATTCCTCAATGCCAGATATACTATTACTCTTCTCTGAAATTTTTGTAAGTATATCCTCTATCTCATTGATTCTTTGGACAACTTCCAACATCTGTCCATCGATGTCCGTGATAGCCTCATCTAATTCATCATTCTTAACACCCAACTTCTTAGTTACTTTTCCTTGATGCTCATCGGTAATCGCTTGAGTACATTCTGGGCATTCTGAATTTTCAGTAACTAGTTTTATCTGTCCACATATGTGGGCTTTCTTTGATGTTATCTTACTTTTGAAATCTGTGAGTTTTCGATATTTGGTTTGCTTACTATTATAGTCTTGAATCTTTTCTCGGAAACCAGATATCTCTTCATTCAAATCGGTGATTTGTTTCTCACATTGGTCCAGTTCTTCCTTCTTTTCTCGAATAGCATCCTCATTATTATCTTGAATAGATTTGAGATGTTCCTCTTGAATTCTTATAGCCTGTTCCAGAAGTTCGATTTGATGTTCGCAGTTGGTCAAATTATCTTTATTATCACCTATTCGATTCTTGACTAGGTCATTCATAACAGAGAAAATTTGGATATCAAGAAGTTCTTCGATGATTGACCTTCTATCTCCTGCACCAAGTCTCATAAATGGTATAAATGAACCAGAACCAAGTACGACTATCTGTCGGAAAGACCTCTCATTCATTCGTAGAACATATCGTTCCAAGAAGTCTTGACTATCTCTTGCAGATGCCATTTGGTCATTCATTGTACCATTGACATATATCTCAAACTTCGCAGGCTTGAGTCCTCGCTTAATTAGATATTCCTTTCCGCCGACATCAAATTCCAATTCAACCATACAATTCTTTTGGTTGATAGAATTGACAAGTTGTCCTAGTTTGACTTTGCGAAAGGGTTTACCAAAGAGTCCAAAGGATATGGCATCAAGAAAGGTAGATTTACCTGCGCCATTTGTCCCAATCATTAGGGTGGTGCGGGTGTCATTAATATTGATTTCTGATACCTTATTACCAGTAGACAGAAAATTCTTGTAACGTACGGATTTAAACTTAATCAATTAAGACCTCACTAGAAAATAAAACATAGTATTGTAGAGTATTATATCAGGAATCGTCTTCCGTGTCAACCCTTGGGTTTTTCAATGTTTTTTCTAGTATGGCCCTTGCTGTTCCAGTTAATGTAGTGTCCTCTTCAATACGTTGCTTGAGGGATTCGGGGGGATTATTGTCTGTAGGTGGCTCCAGTGGCTCTGGTGCAGGTGTCACATCACTAACCATTTTTGCTGGTTTTGTATTCATCATCTTTTTGTATTCTTCAGTATCAAAAAGTGCTTTTTCCATCTTCTTCTTTTCTTCACTCATAATTATTACTCCTATATTGATAACGCTTCCACATATACTTCGTGGAGTATCTTTTTCACTTCCTTACTATTATCTATACTTAATTCATCCACATACCTTTCCAGGGTGGTGATAGTATCCTCGGTTTCAAACTCGATTTGGTCCGAAGATAATAGTCCGTGGTCTTCGATGATATTAATCATCTCACACCTTTTTTCTAGTTCCTCAACGGTCTTAGTGAATAGTTCTATATCTTCCTTCTTGTCCACGATAATCTTGACAATCTGGTTATCATACTCACTAGCATCTATAGGCTTATCCTCATAGATGATTTTGTTGTGCATCTTATATGGGTTAGGCACAAAATCGCACTGTAAAGATTCTGTGTCAAAAATGTGAAACCCTCTTTGGTCATTATAATCATTCCACGTTATCTCATATGTGTTACCGAGATAATAAACGTGACCATTGTCAGATTTGGTGTGGAAATGACCAGAGTACACTGTAGAATACTTATCAAGAAAATCAGGTGACCTCGAATGGTATGCACTCTTAACACCTTTCATCATTTCAAATCCAGTCAAATCAAAATGACCGAAGCAAACCTGATTCTTAGAATTCTTAATGAAATCCAAAACTTCTTGTTCGTTCTCATCGGCAATCCAAGGAATCAAATCTAATTGATATCCATCAGGCAATTTCAGATTAGTTGGTTCGGAATACCCTATTACTGGTGTATGAAATGTGTTGTTATTAGGAATACCATCAATATCGAATAGTTGCTCGATAGAGTTAAGTCTGCCGTGATTCTTAAAATAAGTATCGTGATTACCGACAATAGTGTGCATTGTAATTTTCTCTTCAACCATCACACCGATGAATTCTTTTCTCATTCGGTCGAGGGTATCATAGTTAACATACTTCCGCCTATCCATCAAATCACCAGAATGAATAATCGTGTTGATGTTATGTTTCTTCAGATAAGGGAAGAACGTATTCGTCCAGAATCTGTAGAAATAATCAGCAAATGCTTTACTATCTGACCTGGCACCAAAGTGCGTGTCTGTAATTATTGCGACCTTCATTGGTAGAATAGTTCGAGATTATTAGGGTCTGATTTAGTCTTGACACCTTCTTTCTCGGCCTTCTTTAGTTCTCTCTTCTGCTTCTTTTCATTTTCTTTTCTTTCCATATCGTCAATGAACTCCTTTATATGGGTATGAAAATCGACAGAGCCTCTCTCGTTAATGAAATCAAAGGATTCTTTATCGTGTTCCTGTAATTCATCCATTTGCTCGAAACCCGCTCTTTGGTCGAAATACTTATACTTGACGTATTGTTGTTTCTTTTCCTTCTGAATCCTCCTAAGGAATGCGTAGTAGATTATTTGTGTAAAATATGCGAAAGGATTCGTACTCTTTTCTGGATTGAAATTGTGCATATAAGCAAGACAATTCTCCAGACCATCTGATATCATATCATCTTTATATGTGTAGTTTATAAAATTGGGTCTGTAGGATAGTCTTTGTGCTATCTGTAGGAAACACATAGCAATGTATTCGGTCACATAAGGTTTGGGTTTTCCTGATTTTTCACAGGATACGATATCTTGTTGATATTCAATCAAAGCCTTAAGGAATTCTTTATTGTTGATATAGTGATTTGTGTTATCCTTATCAACTGGTTCAATTGATTTAAATTCTTTAGTTGGTGGTGATTTTGTTCTGGCCATTATCTATTTCTCTATTCAAGTTAATATTACATACAATTATACTAGGAAAGACTCTATTTGTCAAGTCTTTTTTATATTTATTTAACGGGAAAAGGCGAAGCCCTCGAGGCCCGTAGGGCCGAGAGTCTTAGGACAATGTAGTTTAAAAGTACAGGTGGAGTCTAGACGCAAGGGTCCGAGCCGTACTATAGTATTTAAGACAACATCGAGATATTCAGTAGGGTTCAAACAATCTAGATTCATTCTGCTCCTCGCTTCGCTCGTCACAGAATTGCTCAAGGACTTCGTCCTTTCGCAGATTCCATCATTTAAGTACATTAGGTAATTAGAAACATTAGGTATAGGTAAGTTCTTTAAGTTCTAGGCGAGTAGATACAGTTATATTATAGAGCCAGGTTACCGAGACATCAAAAATGTCTTATTCCTGGTGGCCACAGAGTGTGAACTCACTCTTCTCTAGTGGACTGTACCAATACGTGGTGTGTCCTGACCGGATTTCTTTCGCATATTTAGTCCTTGTACGGGACATCAATACACAGACCTCAATTCAGTATGTCGAATATTATAGTCTGCTCACTTCACCAAAAGGCTAATTACCTGAGTTTCTCGTTTCAGGTGGAATCCGTGAATTGGCTCACGGTGACCATATGTACAAATGTAAGTAACATTATAGCATATCTACTTATACTCTGTCAAGCAAAAAATCGTCTATTTAGATAATTATTTTGCCAGTATCCTTTGGCATCATTATGGATGAGAACATTTGGGTATGCTGTGCCGCAACGTCCTCTCTGCATTCCGCTATGAAAAGGATATCTCCCAGTGCTAAATGTATGGAATCATCCTTGGCCGTCATAAGGAACGGTACCAGGGCCATTTGGCTCTTCCCGTCCTCGGTGGCCATCGGCTGTAATATACAAGGATTCTTCACCAGGACGGACCTGGTCTCCTCAGATATCGCTAGGATATCGGTAATCAGTTCCATTCCTGTATATTTGAGGTGAACAACTCCCTTATATGACTGAAATTCTTCTCCAGCGCCATTACTATTCTTCTTTGGTAAACCATCTTTCATAGTTTAATACTCCTTAGTTTGTAATCAAATTTCTCGCTATTATAGATTTTCACCCGCTCAAAGAAATGGCGTAGCGAAAAATTCTTATGTTTCTTCCAACTTAAATCATCACTTATGTCAAATAGCGTTGCTCTATCTTTACCATCGCTTTTTCGAAGGACACGACCAACAGACTGAAGGTTCCTAATACGAGACTTAACAGGATGACCAAAGATGATATTATGAAGATTCCTGATGTTAATACCAGTAGAAAAAGTGCCGTAACTAGCCACGATAATAGCGTTAGTAGACTTTTCTGTAATTGCACGTATCTCCTCCCTAATTTCTGTTTTAATTTCACCAGATACAAAAAATACAGGTCTTTCGGGGTCTTTGGCTGTAATAGCCTCAAACAATTTCTTACCGTGCTTTTCTACGTATTGGTAAAGTACAAGTGTATTCGTTTCTCTGGACAATGCCAAATCACGGATAAACGTGTTTCTCTTCTTATGATTGATAAGGAAATCTATCTCATCCTTATATACCATAGTTTTTACAAGTTTCTTCTCTTCATCGGTATACCCCAAAGTAACTGCTTCAATGTGCAGTTTAGCAATGGTTTCATCATCCATTAATTCTTTGCTGGTGGTAACTTTATGTACGGGTCCAAATAGACCTTCAAGAACTAACTTGTGTGTTTGGGTACCATCTAGGGTACCAGTAAATCCAAACTTATATTCACACTCTGTCATTTTTGTCAGAATGGAAGTAAGCGATTTGGCCTTAAAATTATGTGCCTCGTCACCAATTACAGCACCGAATTGTTTGAACCAATCTTTCTTTAATTTGTATATAGACTGCCACGTTGTTATTACGACACGTTTATCAGTCTCTTTTTCTTTACCAGAGTATATCCTATGCGTGAGGTCTGCGGTGTATCTGCATATAGACCCAGTCGTATAGTCCTCAAAATCTTTGTATAATTGCTCTACCAGTGACGTGGTCGGCACGATAATTAGTATCTTCTTATCAATGATTCTCAAATAATGATTGATAAGGGCGTATATCATCAAAGACTTACCAGAAGATGTGGGCGATATCATTAAAGCCCTCTTATGATTGATTCCGTGATGTACGGCAGATATCTGATAATCGTATGGTGTTATGCTTTCGCCAGATACGAAGGGGTCGAGAACATCAAAAAATTTCTCTGTATCTTCTATTGTATTAGTCGCTACTAGAGGTAACGATTTAATACTTAAATCTCTACGTTCAGCGAATTCGACCACATATGGTAATAAACCAACATACAGTTCACCACCAAAGGCATTGAATAGACGTATCTTCCCATCCCACGCTCGTGACCTATAAGCAGGCATAAACTTGTAGCCAGGCACACGGAACGTGAAGAAATCCGATAAGTCGTGGGCAATACCTGCCTCACATTCAATATTCAAATATACATCATCCTTTTGATGTACAACAATATCTGTCACTATTTCAAAATTCTCCTTGGGTAAACTTCATAAAATCAATTGCGTTTTTGATAGCGAATCCACGCTTCTCAAACATCTTACATATTTCCTCAAGATATTTGACTGTCTCTTCCTGGAGTGTGACTTTGGCTTCTGCTTCCATCACGGTTGGGTCAACTCGTACATACTCCTTGACTTCCCGCTCCTTAAGGACGTACTCAAATGGGTCTGGGTCCGAACCATTGTAATAGTTCGTTCTGCCCAAGGATACCTTATAGAGGTCATTCCGCAGTTTCTTCAATTTCAACCTCTCTCTTAATAGCATCTTCAGATACTTATTATGTTTGAGTGGAGTCGAAAGAGATTCCCGTGCGAGAACGGTTTCGTCTATGTATAGGTCTTTTTCAACGGATTGTTCTAAATCTTCTATTTTCATAGGACCATTATATACTATCTCACATCAAATGTCAAGCGATTTCTCGCCTTTTTTACGAATTAAAGTGGTTTGCCACTCTGATACGTCATATAATCATATTGTAAAGTCAAATCAGTGACTAACGGCTCTGTGGATTCGTTGGTCATCTGGAGTTCTCCTAGAATCGTAGGAAATAGATTGTGGAAGGTGAATACTACGTCCGAAACATTTTTGTTGTTTGAGAGGATATGGAGAGAGCCATCAGAACCAGTAGGTTCTCCAGGTTTGAATCTCTTCTCCCATTCTGGACCAGCCGCTTTGTGCATCAAACTAATGATTTCCATATAATTGGAATAGTCCTCATCCACTAGGAATGTGACTGTCATCGGAGCAACTGCTTGTGTAGTTGTTGGTACGAACCTGTTTCCAAGTTTGGCATCAGGTATCATAACCTCGTTTGTGGACAAGGTCGGAAGATTACACGTGGTCAGCCAAAATTGAGTATTGGGCAATACGTGTATGTTCAAGCGATAGTTTGTACTTTTCGCTAGGTTTACTTTGTTTGGTTGTATTCTAGTTTCTTGTGCCATACTTCTATTTATACAACTTCTCTACTTTCTATATGCTTGACCATTTCCTGAATGGCAATGCTGGAAGTCTTACGAAATATAAACGGAAAAACAGCGTGGATAATTGCTACGAAAAATAGCAAGAGGAAAACAGTAGCATACCTCAATGCCGATAGCATATGTTGGAAATAACTCTCATCCACTTCGTGTGGATGTCTTGTAAAGGGATTGTACATTTTGAAAATAAAAAGCCCCATCCCTAAGGATGAGGCTTTGAATCGGTTTCCTAAGGTAAAAGGAAATCTAGTGTATCACTCGCTTACAGGCCAGTAACAGTAAACTTACGGAAGTAAGGATTCTGTGCGGCTGTGCCAGTAGCAAATGGGTTATGAGTAAGCCCATAACGAGTCTTGAAGCCAAGACGCGGCTGGAAGTCTTCCTCACCAATTGATTTCATCAACTGAAGTGGTACGTATGGGCAGTAGAACATACCGGCATCATACATATTAGCACCCTTATAACCAACAGTTACACTGTCAGCGGCTGCAAACTGGTCGATAAATACTTTGTATTTTCCACCGAGAGTACCAGCAAAGATGTTATTAGAAACATCTACAGGGTTATTAGCACCGACATCCATATTTGGAACGGCCATTCCAGCAACCATATCAAGTGCAGACGCAACGTCTGGAGATACGATTAACCAGTTACCAGCACCACGGCCAGTATTTTTAGCGATAAGGTTAGCCTCTTTATTGATTTGAATCAATAGAGATTTGTAACGCTCACCACCCCAACGTGCGCCACGATTGTCAAGTGAATCTGACACATCGAAAGTACCCGCAAGAGTCGTACCAGCAGTAGCACCCGGAGTTGCTTGAGAAAGAATCGCTTCAATAACTTCACGATTGATTTCAGCAAGAATTTCAGCAGAAAGAATATTTGACAATTCTGATTCTGCATCAAGTCCGTGGATTGCTTTAAGGTCTTGAGCAAGTTCCAAAGAATACTTGGCTTTCAAAGCACGAGTTTCAGCAGTTACGCTTGATTTCTCAATTGAGAAACTCATTTCTTTGAATGCTCCGCCACCTGAAACAAAGCCACCTAAAGCCTCGCCTTCAGCAGTAGAGTAAGTATTCTGGGAGTTTGCGTCATCACCCGAAAAGTCAACATTAGGCTGACCTGCAGCCGTAGTTAACGCTTCAGCACCCGTGCTGGCTTCGCCAGTGTAGTGTGATTTCATAGCAAAGATAAGTCCGGTAGGACCACTCATTGGCTGAACGCCAATAGTATCATAAGCCATCAACTGAGGCATAGTACGTCTAACGAGACTGATAAGAATCGGGTCCCAGTTATCTACGTTAGCACCAGTAACGTTGGCTTCTTGCAAAGCCTTTTCTTGGTTTTCTAAAAGACGAAGTGTAATTGCACGTTTAGTTGCATCTTGGATTTTTGGCAAATCCTCGTGCTCCATAACTGGCTGCCACTTATCTTTAATTTCTTCTGATAAAAACATTTTCTGTTTCTCCTATTATTAAATATAAATGATGGTTAAGCACCTAAAATGCTCGGTTCCCTTGATTGTGAAAGTGAAGCCATAACCTTCTTCATTGCATCAGTCATCACTCCGTCAGAGGAATCGCTAGAACCCTCTTCTGCAATTACTTCTTCTTTCTCCGCCTCTGAAGGAAAGTAAGTGTCCTTCAAAGTATTAAGTTTTTCAGCATAAGTCTTAGCATCATCATACTCAACACCTTCAGCAAGAGTTTTCATCTTTGCTTTTTGAGTTTCGGTCAAATCGTCTGTAACTTCTCTGAAAATCTTTTCAGCAGATGCTTCGGCTAGTTGCCCTTTTGCTTCAATGTTTTTATTCATTTCAGCATCAAGAGTTTCCTTAAGGTCGTTAATCTCCTTAGCCTGCTCGTCAATTACATTGTACTTCTCGTTAGGGATTTCAATGTAATTTTCTGCAAACAACTTCTGCATACCACTAACAAAACCCTCTAGGATTTCGTTTTTCTGCTTGTGTTCAATTGCGTGTACATTTTCCTCAATATACTCGGTAACCATATAGTCTAAGTAACCATCTAGTTTCTCTGTAATATCAGCAAGTGTATCGGCAGTCTGTTTAGCCAAATTCTCTTCCATCTTCTCTTCGATTTTGGAAAGATTTTCTTTGACTTTGGCTTTCACCGCAGTTTCAAATACAAGTGTAGTACGTGCTTTGAAATCTTCAGTTAACTCTTGACCATCAAACAATGCGTTAACATCTTCGGTCACATCAACTTCAATTTCAATTTCTTCCTTTTTTAGTTTGGCAGATTTAGTTGCTTTTTCTTCTACTTCATCGTCCTCGTCCTCATCTGCTTCATCTCCATCGGCTTCGTCCGTAGACTTAACCTTTTTAGATTCATCTTTGTCCTCATCTTCATCTTCATCTTCAAGGACATCAACTTCTCCAGCGCCATCAACTTTTTTCTTTTTCTTCTTCAAAGCAGTGGCTTTCGGTGATTCGGCTTCTGAGACATCGGCTTCAGTAATTTCAGATGAGTCAGCAACCATTTCCAGGTCCCCTTTCTCTAAAAGTTCATCAGCCTCTGACACTGTTATAGAAGTATCGGATTGTGCAGACTCGCCTTTCCAGACTTTCTGCTCTTCATCCAAAACCAACATCTCGCCAGTTTCTGTTTTTAACTTCATCAGGGTTCTCCTAATCCAATTGATTAATCATTAAAATTAGTTTATAAATTCTAATTACTATTATTTATAAAACTAATTACTTTAACAGTTGCATATATCATAGTGATTCTTACAACCTACTTACAAAATCTTCAAAAATCGTTGCTTCCAGCGAGGTAAGTCGCTTTTTGCCTGACAATTTCTCAATTATTTGCTTATATTCCGCAATAGTTCTCTCTGCAATTGCGCCGTTCTCCCAAACCCACTCTTTGCCTTCCATAACGCCATTTACAAAGGCGTCTGGTGCTGAAGGGTCTGCGACAATATCAGCGGCCGTAGCAAGGTAAAAATCACCTTGTACTTCCTGAATTCCTTTTTTGTTCGCTTTAAGCGAACCCATACCACGAGAAGAGACACCAAGTTGGGCTCCCTCTTTGATAAGATTTTTGACAATGTTTCCGTGAGGTGTATCAGTGACTTTCGCTTTGCCGATATAGTTACTACCGTCTTGCTCCAGTTGAGTAATCATATGAGATACCCTATCCAAATTGATAGTCGGTCCCTCTGGATGACCTAGTTCACCAAATGCACGTTTCTTGTCGATATATTCCTTCGTGTAACGCTTTACTTCTTTCTGCATAATGGCACCAGGATATAGTCTGCCGTTACGATTCTTCACGTCCGCTTGTAGGAATACGCCCTCAATATAGAGGTCTTTTCCGTTCCCCTCTGTTATATACTTAACAGATTCATTAATTTCCGAGATTAGTCTCATTACACGCTCCTCTATTATTTCTTCTTAGTGAACTTGGATTTAACCTTGCCACCATAAACTTTTTGTGCGTTCTTAATTTTGGATTTATTAACACGCATCCATTTCTTTCTTAATTTGATTCGCTTAACTCTATTACCACCCTTTTTGCGGTCAATCTTAGCCTTTAACTTCTGGGCTCGATTTTTGAATTTCCCTCTATCTTTATTCTTTTGGGTCGCTCTCCTTTGCTGTGTGTTTCTCGCTTTGTATTCAGTCAACCACGCTTCTTCTGTAACCGCAGTTTCTTCGTTATTACATAGACAAGGGTCTTCCCCACAAACATCACAAGCGGATTCGACTAACGAATCAATATATCCATTTATAGCATCCATACCCTCGTGTGCTATAAATCGTCCAGTCATCTCATCATCATCTGGGTCTAGTTCACCGTCTCCATCTTTATCTAACGGCCCTAGATGCCACATAGCCCATCCCAAAACTGCTTCGGCTTCTAATTCGGCCTTTTCAGAAACAGTTAAAGAATTCCAGCCATCTTCTGACCATTCTACTATGGCTTCATCGTCTTTAATAGATACAGACTCTTCCAAATATTCAGAGAATTTAACTATACTCATTTCATTACTTTTCCCGGAAAATCAACCACCTCTTTTTGGTAGTCTTTATTCATCTTTGCCCTTTTTCTTTTTCTTTTTGTTATCAGTTGGGTTATCATCGTCCGTAAAGGGCTTTGCTTTTTTGTCTCCAAAATTAGCAAGGTTCTCGTCCTTCTCATCTTCATCGTCATCGTCATCGTCATCTCCGCCTTCTTTTTTCTTCTTGGCGTCAATGGCTTTCTTCAATGCTGGTGGAAGTTCGCCTTCGTGAACGTGTTCTTTATCACCATCTGGATGAGAATGGGTAGTGCCGTCATCGTGAGTATGCTCTATATCCTCTCCATCCTTACCTTCTTCAACTTTTTGAAACATAGTCTTAGAAAGATTGGCTTTAATATCCGATACTTTAGTGGCGATTCTACTACCGATTTCAGTAGTCAACAACGCTTTAAAGTCTGTCGGCTTCTTGTCTCGTGCGTATTGCACAAGTTTTTCTAAATTTTCATTTGGCATAATATTCTATCTCCTAGTAATAATCGTCAGAGCCGCCGTCTTCACCATCTTCACCACCTGAGGAGGTTTGGGCTTCACGCTCTTTATCCATTTGTTTGTCTAACATATCAATATCTTCTTCAGTCTGCATTAAGATATTCTTTCGTACCCAATCGACAGAGTAATAGCGTCCAATCATTTCTCCACTTGATATAGTATCAAGCATTTCAATTCTGGATGTCATCATCTCAAGTTTCTTGAGTTCTGTAAAATATCCATCGTCTTCAAAGATAAAATTAATATTCTCTTTGTAGACGTTCCATTCACCCTTGTCAATAATCTGCTTTGCCAAGAGTTGCGTTCTCAATAGCGAATACAACAAATCGGAGAATCGTTTACGTAGTTTCGTTACGTATTTCGTAAACTTAATTTCATCCCTTGTTATCTCACCCGCTCTAGAGAAACTCCAGGTACTTTCTGTGTCCATCCTACTAGACGGAACGTGGAGTGCCTGATATACTTTCCTCTGAAAATATGCTACATCATCCATATCACCAAGATTTTGTCCACCTGGCAATGTTTCTACTTCAGTTCCTCTGCCACCCTCTTTACGTGGGAGCCAGAAGTCTTCCATCATAGACATTGTATCTTTCCCGTCTGCTACAGTACCCGTAGAAGCATCATAAACCATTTTATTCTTAAACTTGTTCATAATGTTTCGTAGATATTGTTCTGCTTTAGTCTTAGGCAGATTTCCAACGTCTATATAGAACACCCGTCTTTCAGGTGCTCTCGTAATTCTGTAAATAACCATTGAGTCTTCCAACATTCTCAATTGGTTAATTGGTTTCATTGCTTTATGAAGATAAGATAACGTAACTTCTTTTTCGCTATCATATAATCCAGAGTCAGCAGTCGCTACTGCCTCTAATGCAACTTTAAGGGTTTGAGTAACTCCTCTACTCTCTTTTGAATATAACCAATATTCATCAACCCCAGTAACAACTTCGATTCCATCGGAATCTTTTTCCTTTAGAACCTCTTTAATCTTCTTGATATTCTGGCCATCAATGTATCGTAATTCTTTGATGCCCTTTTTCAGATTATCGTTATCAAAAATGATATGATAATGAATTGCTCCATCTTCGTACCATCGTCTGAAAATATCAGGTCCTGCTTGATTAAACTCCAATTTCTTAGAGATAATCGTAAATTCTTCTGCAATCATATCCTTGATATTCTTAGGTACATCAACTGTATCTAATTTATCAAGATAAATGGTAACTGGGTCCTTATAGGGGTCCAGCACCACTGCTTCGTTAACTATATCATCAATCGCTGATTCGGCCTCAGGCTGTCTCGCTACTGCACGATATTTTCCAATTAACTCTTGCTGTGTTATAAACGCAGTGTCGAAATTGATAGAGAAGGCGTTTATGCCTCCTCCATCAATCACGGTAGAACCATCGTCTAAGTTTGGTGCGACAAAGGATTTTGTTCCTTTCTCCACCACGTTAGAGCCAATCTTTTTCTCTATCTTATAACCAAATAGTTCCATATCACTTTACTTTGTTAGTTAAGTTAGTATTATTATGTATATTTATACGCTTAAATAACAAATCGTTTACGCCAATACTGCTACATCATTAGCATCGATTCCACCATCATCCCAAGAAATACTGAAAGTAACAGTATATTCTTGAATTGTATCAACAGTTTCCCAAGAAAGTTCGACTGAACCGATTTCGCTAGGCCATCCATACACATTTGCTTTGTGTGTAGATGGTGAACCATCACGATTATACGGCTGAATCTCGATTTTCTTATGGGCTGTCGCTACGCCAGCGGTTGATGTCATTGAACTAAAGCCAGTAATAGCAGCCTGCCAATTCAACAAAGCGGTACGCATTACATAACCTTCGTCTTGGATAATAGTTGCTGTCCAATCCGCGAATGTTCTGTCACCAGGAACCTTAAGTTTCCGGTTCTGATAAGGTACCTCTACCATTCCAACAGTAGTTGCTGGAAGACTAGCGGCCTTAACAAACATATGTGAATCTATACCTGCAATATTTACCTCAAACAGATTAGGTCTTGCGTAGTCACCTGAATATTGGGAATTAAACGTGTTTACATTAAAATGTGCCATTTTTTATCTCCCTTTATACTTGACCAACGACTTCAGCAAAATCAACACCCGTTTTCGTTGCTACGAAATTAAGCGTGATAAAGTTGATAGACTTGGATGGTTTAAGAAAAATACTCGCAATAAACTGATTCGAGTCAATGACTTCAGGTGTGTTGTTTTCAGCATCACATTGAACGTAAAAATCATACATTCCCTGTCTCGCTTTGATTCCCTCAAGATATGGATTAACCATATTCAAGAAATTCTTACGAGTGAATTCGTTATTGAATTCAAACAAGAAGTATTTTGCGGATATTGATATTGCTTTCTCAAGAATAATGAATAGTCGCCTAACATTAATTCTATCAAATGCACTTGGTTTAGTCAACAGAGTTCTATCTCCCCAAAGCACTGTGCCTTGACCTGGGAAAGTTACAATCGGATTGATACCGTTAGGTAGCATATACAATTGGTCTCTGTGGGCTAGAGTCGGTTGATAAGCAAGTTTCACAACGCCTTTAATCTGACCGCGATTAAGACCACCTGGACTCCACCAAGCATCTCTTACGCTATCAGTATGAGCCATCAATCCTGCTATGTCACCACTGAATCCAATCCAGCGATAAGTATCAGAATAAACGTCATAAACGTATTTGTAGTTACCATCGAGAGTACCGTAAGATGAGGCACTGTTAAATGCAACATCAGTTCTCCAAGCGATTACATTGTTAACAGCGTTTGTGGCGCCACCAACATTTACAACCGTCTCTTTCGGAGGTGATATAATTGCGATACAATCTTTTCTGATTTCCGCAATAGTTTCGATGATGTATTTTGAAACAATAGAAACTTGTGCTGAATTCTCGTTAGAGATTCCACCGCCAATTGCTAAAGAAATATTAATTTCATCAGCATTTGCTAGTACATCCCAACCTTGCATATACTCGTTAGCACCAACCGTACCTGCGTCTACTTCTAGAACCCAAGTATTGCCAGCACCTTCACAAGTTGCTTGGTCATCACCAGAACCGTCATCACAATGAGCAGGAACTCCTGCCGATACTGCGATTCCGCCACTGAATGTTACAGACTGTGCGGCTGTGTTAGTCACGTTATCCGTGTTAACCCAGATAAGTTTAGAGCGAGGATTAATTACATCCATTGCCCAAATGTTTCCACCATCACTGTTTTTGTCGCCTTGTGCGAGTCCAACAAGATAGCGTTCTACAACTTCTTCGTCAACTACTACGACTACTGCCATTTCGTTGTTACCGGAATCGGGCTGAACATCGAATGCACCGGCATATTGCCAGTCACCCCAAGTTGCAGTTCCGTCGTGTGTTTCTACACTAATGCCGTTTCCGTAAGTTCCTGGATAGCGGGCATAAAATCCCTCTGTCAAGGTACCTGAATCCAACTGTGTTTCAAAATCTTCTGACCCTGTGATTTGAGTTACATTTCCAGAAGGCGCGGCATTCATCGCTCCTGAATCAACAACTCGAACTACTTGAAGGCTATTAGCATACTTCAAGAAAGCGGCAGAAGAAAGAAACGCTGGATATGTATCGTTGGTTGGCTGTCCAAAGACTGATACAAGGTCGGCTTCTGAGGTACATAAATACGGCTCAAATGCCGGACCCCAAGTAAAACGACCGACTGTACCACCCAAAGAGGTAGCAACCGCGGGGATAGACGTTGACAAGTCGATTTCTCTTGTCTGGACGCCTGGGCTTAATTGAAATCCCATCGTTTTTCTCCTATATTAAAATTATTTAACTATGGTTCACCCCAATCATTTCACCGTTATTGAGTTATCGTGCGATAATTCTGATGAGGTAATAAGGAAGAAAACACTCTCCTCCATCCATTACAACTATTTATAATTTTGTTGTTTTCCACTAACATCTTCTAATGCCTTCTCCACGGAAGCCATACTCATTTTGTGAAAATCTCTCATTACATTTCTATGTCTAACATTATTGGGACACCCACACTGAAAACTGTATATAGCGGAACATTTTACGCAATATCGACTCTTTAGTTTGTCTCGCATTGCTCTCCAATTGAAGTTATAAGGTTACTGTATCACTTTCAAAGTCCAAAATACCTGCATCAAATCCTACACTTTCTCCACACCCACAACTACTACTCGCATTAGGGTTAACCACTTGAAAAGACGAACCCATTACCTCTACTACGAAATCGATTGTGGCTCCTTTTATGTAATTTATACTCACATTATCTACTACGAATCTCTTGCCATCGGCCAAATCTAGAGTTCTGTCGTATTCTTCTGGAAGGTATTCTTTTTCCACTTTCCAATCATATTCAAAGCCAGAACATCCTCCGCCTTTGATACTGAAACGGACTGCTTCCGCCTCTTCTTTATTGCAAACGGACACTATCTGTGTCTTTGCCGAGTCAGTTAACTTAAACATTATCTTCCTTTCTAGTTATAGATTTGCCAGACTTCACCATCTTCTACTATATATTTATCTTCTCCCTCAATGCCATCTTCTATGAACCCAAAGGGAGTTAAGTCATCCTCTATCTCTTGAATCTGTCCATCATATAGTCTCGTTCTTAAATCTATGTCATTTAAATCTTTAAACATTGGTTGAGAGGAGAACCACGAGAACATTACTAGACTCATTACTAAGTCATCGGTACCACCCTCTTCGGCTGCCCAACTCTTTCCTCGAACAATAAATTGAGATATTTCTGATATTGTTTCTAAGTCATTAATGATTAGTTTGTTTGCCTCTACAAGGTCTTTGAAATTAGAACAACCAATCGCTTTGACACGCTTAGTCATTTTTATGCCTAATTTAGCGTGAACCCCTGATTCGTTTATTGTGTTCTCATATTCCAAATCATAATGGAGTATGTTACAAACTTCTCCACCTGGACCATTTGATTCAATCAGTACAGTTGCCTTATTGTATGCGGTCGCCACTCTATTGATAATGTTTGGAAAAAGAAGTGGTGATATTGAATTTGACCTATATTTAGCAACTAGTTTGAACGGAAGTTCTGTAATGTCAAGTACAGTAAAAGTAGAATAATCTTGCCCTCTGCCCTCTGCTACATCTACTGTTAAAAAATAATTATGTCCTTCAATTGTCTCCTCATAGACATCTAGATTGTCTTTACGTGAAATTGGAGTTTTAATGGCAAGTTCTGCGATTTTACCAGGAGTTACTAGCGTACCAGCAGACCCTAAAAATTCACACTCAAACTCTTGCCTAAATTGTTCTCGACTCGTGTTAGCAATCGTTTCCTCTCTCCACTTATCATCTCGTCCCGGAACATCCCACCAATTGATTTCAAAGGCGTGATAGTTGGAACGCTTCTCAACGGCATCAATCCACATCTTATAGAAATGATTCATACCCAGAGGAGTAGAAACAATAATTACCTTAGATGTTTGACCAGATGATATGGTAGGGTAAACGGAATTAAAAAACTCTTCTGCTATTCCTTGCTGAATGAATGCGAATTCGTCTAGAAAAATCAGGTTGAAAGAATAGCCACGGATAGCACTTGAACTTGTGGAACCTGCGAGAATGCGGGAACCATTTTCTAAGGCCATAGACCCTTTGTTCCATTCAGACACTCCTTGTTGTAAGAACATAGGCAGTTTTTCATACGCCATTTGGAGTCGACCTAATAATTCTCTCGCGGTCGCACCCTTATTGGCTAGAATCGCTACATTCTTTTGGTCAGTGAATAATACATAATGAAGCATATATGCCAGACTTGTCTGTGATTTGCCAGACTGTCGTGGGCATTTTACGATACAGAATCGATTGTCAACCAGACCCTTTATTAGTTCTTCTTGGAAGGGCCATAATTCAAACTTCATCAATCCCTTATCTACATTAACTATAGTCATATAGTTCTTTATGAAGTAGATAGGGTCATCCCTACATTTGACATACTCCTTTATCTCCTCGGCAGAATAATTCTGCGGGACATTAACTCTCTTAAGGAGGGGATTGCCTAAATATGTAGTAATGCTCATAATATAATTAACACCTCGGAATACTTATCAAATTAATCCGAGCCTTTTGTTAGTTGTTTCATTAGTAATTTTATTTGGTCTTCCAGAGTGTCTAGTTTACCAGACATCTTCAGAACTAAAGTATTAATTTCTGCATCTTCTTCGTTACGTTTTTCTATCTTTTCTAGTCGCCCTTCCGTCTTGGTTTCGTAATCTTCTAACCAAGTCTTTTGTGCCTTTAAGGTTTTCTCGATACTTTCGACTCTTTCTAAATCCATCTCGATATATGTTGATATACGTGAGGTTTCCCTGACCATATCCATCATCACGGTAATACCATAGACAACGGCAACAAATATAATGATACTACCGATGTTTTGGATTATATGGTCTCTACTCATTTTACTTAATCTCCTATTTGTCTGTACTGGTCATTTTGTTCCATAACTCGTATAAGACCCTTACTTTTTCTTGTAATACTTCTATAGATGAGTGCATTTTTGCTAATACTATTACCAATGTTATGAATCCTAAAAACACAGGCCACATTTGTACAACATCTTGTAGACTGCCCATTATTCACGTTCTCCTCTTAGTTAAGTATCAATAGTCTTTCCTTTCAACATCTCCTGCAATTCAGCGGTACTGCCTACGTAAAGATTATTGACGTTAGTTTTAGGAGCATCTCCGTCTTTCATTAATTTCAATTCTTTTTGCATCTTTAACAACTCCATTGTTGTGTCAGATACATTTTTTATTAAACCACTCGCCACTTCATATGCTCTCGGATGTTCCATCTCTTTTGCTAGTTCAAGAATGCCTTCTAGAGCATCGTTACCACGTTCTATGAGATTATAAAGATTATCCCTAGCGTAAGAATAATCTTCTCCCAGGTCGCCATCCACGGGGTCAGATTTAACTGCCGCCCTTGGTGCTAGACCTCTTTCTCTACGTACTGCAACTATCCGTTTAGCATCAATAGGAGCATCGTCAGGATGCTCCTCTCCTAATATGTTTTCTGCTACTTCTAGTTCAGCATCTAATTTTTCTTTAATAGTCTTTTTATTTGCTACCATAATATATCCTTCAATCTTTCTATCAAAATTTCATTTTGTCTAGAATAGTTCCTTCTATTTTACTCATCAATCTTACTCCAGAGTATCCACAAATAAATGCGATTGCTAATGCAACTTCTACTCCAAATCCAAAATGCGAACTAAGTGCCGGGATGAAAAACTCCGCGGCTATCCACCCTATCACTGCACTTAATAATAAATCTCTTACAGGAGTCTTTCTACGCATCGCCGCGTTACAAATTCCCCCTGCGCCTGAAGCCCCAATACAACACGCTTTGGCTCCAAACATCGTTACTAATTCTGCTATCATTCCTTTAATACCCCTCCCTGGGCAGTTTTAAGATAAGAAACAATAATATATACTTCAATCCTTTTTCTTTCTATTTAAAATAATTGTCTTTTTACGTATCACGATTTATAGGCCAACTAAGTTCCGTAACCGTGTCCACATCGCTATCATCGTCAGGATTATCAGGATGTCCTCCAGTGACTTTAATCGTCCAGTTGTCTTCTGCACCCGCAGAGAATGGGTCAACTTCTAAGTTGATTTGTTCATCTGGATAGAAAGGACCAGGTTGACCAGAATCGATAATATAATTGGTAACAACCTTCTTGATAAGTCCTTGCTCTCGTATCGGCGGGTAAATCCAGCCCCTAACGAGAAAATTTAAAGTCCAATTGACTATTCGTTGCTCTGCAAAATCTCCTTCATATTCATCTGACATTTCAACCGCTGTTAATTCAATTGGGATATCCCTACGCATATCTAATTCAGGAACCTCTTCAATTACAACATTAAAATCTGGTGCAAAATAAGGTAATATTTGTTCGATGATTTGAAGTCCATCATCCATCAAGTCCGTATAAACATCAAGAGAAAAATTGAAATTGTATGGAATCGGAGAATATAAAGCATACGCTTTGTCGTTGTTGGTGTGATTAAATCTATACTCGGTCATTTGATTCGCGGACCGAGTTAAATCTATTTCCATTCCAGTAAAAACAAATCCCATACGAGGAACTTGTCTATTCTTCTTACTGTCTTGGATTAATCGTGCTAGATACTTTTTACGAGATTCATAGGCTAATGGTACTTTAATATCTTTGAGTACCGTGCCATCTGCCTCTTTATGCTCCACGTGAATGTTATTAAACACGGACCCAAACGCAATAATTAATTTTCTTGTAGTTCCGTGATAAAAAGTTGTTCCAAACATTGTTTATGTACTCCCAAATGGGTTCATCTCTGATAAGTCTAGAATATCGTCATCCAAACTATCCCAATCAGGTGTTGCTAATTCGTTATCCACTGCCGTTTGTATATCTGTCTCTAATGCGGTTATCTCTGCATCTACAACATCAATATCTTCACCACCATATTCCCAAGGTTTAAGTGTTAATGTCCAAACGTGTTGTGGTCCTTCTGGTGTTGGATAGAATGAACTGTCATTCCCAACAAATGTTACTTCAAATAACGCCTCGGCATCATTGAAATATAATAAATCTCCTGCAATTGGCGTATCATCATCTGTGGCTACTGTTTGTTCTGCAAAGGATTTCTTCGTAAAAGAAACCTTCATTTCGTCAGTTACAGACACTCCGAACTTAGAGTAGAAATCTCCGACATCTCCATACTCTTGATAATCATCAATTAGTATATTAAATGTCCATACAGTATCAAAGAACGAAGAGGGGTCCTCTCCGAACACTGGGTCTAGTGCAGTCCCGTATTTTCGTGGAAGATACTTCGCCTGAAATCCTACTACGGCGATTACTTCTTCTACGATATCTTTAACCATTGGGGATTTTGACATTTGGTCGAACATACCCACAACATTACCCCACTATAAAGTTAACCGGAAGTTCGTAATTAAGGGAAAATTCTTCTTCGAGTTTGTCAATCTCTTCTTTCGCTTCATCCCAAACTTGTTGGCCGTTGATAGTAATCCCACCTGGAAGTGGCATTCCATCAAACTGTTTCATATTAGCACCCCATTGCTGTTTAATTTGTGCAGTGGCATACTTCTTCACCCACTCATCATTAAATACGTCTAGAGCATAAGATGTAGCCTCGTCAGGTCGAACGGCTTGCCACGCTCGTAAGAGCATAGAAGCACCGATTGTCCAAGTTGCTCCAGCGGCTTCACAATCTACTTGAGTTATCTCCGCTTCGTCTGAACAAATTGGGCCAACTATCTTGCCAGAATGACTGTATAATCTATTGTTCGCTTTATTAAAAGTGAATGTTCTATCTAGATTGAAATAACTATTGACCATTTCAAGGTGTTCCATTGTTATTTCAAAATAAGCCATATTGACTTTATTCATATCGAACATTTCGTCTGCCATTATTCTATAGCGAACATCGGACATTGCCTCGGAAGAATATCTTCCTGGCTCGTAAATTCTTGTCACTGCTACGACATCATCGTGCAGTGTTATATATCCGTTTGCTTGGTCTGCCTGCGTAAACTCATAAGTGATAAATTTCTCCTCAGCGCCATCGAAATGTCGCTCAACGAATAGTTGGAGAGCATCATCAATCCTGTCATATGCTTGAGTATCGTCTACTTGGATTTCTATCTTTGGAGCACCAAGTTTCCGATAAGCATAATCTCTTAAATTGTCTACCGATTGTAATTTAGCCATTATTTAACCTCTATATTCTTATTTATGTCTTTTGCTTCGCATACTATTTTCCTATACTGCTTTAATAAACCCCACTTAAATCGCAATATTGTGTAAATAAACAACAACATCGAGAGCGACATTCCGATATTAGTTACGACCAGTTGTATATGTACGTCAGTGGAAATGACTGAAATGCCAGTTATATTTACTATCGAGACTATGGCTCCAGTTAATATGGAAGAGCGTGCCCAACAAGAATAAAATCTCCTGTGTTTAAGAGTAAAAATGAACGATGTTATTGCCAATGTAGCAACAACTATACTTAGGAATTTGTCTACGCCGAATAGTAATTCTATACCCATAATGTTAACTTCCTGTTTTAATCCAATAGATTACTAGTCCGACCGCGGCAGATAGCACCAGCCAAAAGAATCTTTCTCCATTCCCAATCTGAATTTTATTACCAGATATAGCGGTATCCTGCTCGTGGCCCATTTCGATGAGTTTGTCCAGTTTTGTTTCCACCCTATCTACAGAATTATAGATAGTTTTCATTTGCTCTTCCAATCTGGTTATACGTTCTTTCATCGTGCCAAGGTCATCCCGCATCCGTTCTAATGTGTCGTCTGACATAGTTATCCTGTCTTATATATAAATGTGTACCGTGAGATAAATATTGTTATCTATAGAGTATTTATATAATTAATGTGATTGGGAGTAATTTAGATGAATAAGCGGATATATGTAATTGGTGATGTGATGCTAGATAAGTATTGGAATGGGGAGTCCACTCGACTATCTCCAGAGTCGCCTGTACCCGTTGTAGATGATATTAAAGTCATCAATCGTCTAGGTGGTGCTGGTAACGTCTGTCAGAATCTAAGAGTGTTTACCGATGATGTGATGCTTTTCTCTGTAATAGGTAGAGATAGAGAAGGTGCAGAAATTGCCCAAGAACTAGCAAACAGCGATATTATTAACGACCTCACTTTAGGCGAAAATTCAAAAACAATCACCAAAACACGGGTTATCTCGAATGACCAACAACTGTGTCGCATAGATAGTGGGTCGCTTAATGACGCTCCTCCACGTCTTGGTGACACTCCTGATGCTATAATCGTAAGTGATTATGGTAAGGGTACTATAACACCAGAAGTAATCAGAGACATTATTGACAACCACGACTGTAATATATTTGTCGACCCTAAGGGGAATGATTGGGAAAAATATGCTGGTGTTTTCTGTGTAACTCCTAACTTAAAAGAATTTGAAGAAGCACACGGACCATTTTCGTTTGAAAAAGCCCGTGATGTTTTAGAGGAATATAATCTCCAAGGAATTTTAGTCACACTAGGTGCAAATGGAATGCAATGGATAGGACGTGACGGAAAGTCAATTATACGTCCTGGTATCGCCCAGGAAGTACGAGATGTAACAGGCGCAGGAGATACAGTTATTGCAACATTCGCCCTATTTAGTGATATCGATATTAAGACTGCAATGGACTATGCAAATAGGGCCGCAGGAAATGTAGTAGCAAAACTAGGAACTGCCGTGCCAGATAAAGAGGCAGTGGTTGAAACCGTTGTGTTCACAAACGGCTGTTTTGACCTTATTCATTCTGGTCATATTCATCTACTACAAAAGGCATCCTATATGGGAGACCGATTAATTGTCGGGATAAATAGTGATGCTTCTATGAAACGTATTAAGAGGGAGCCAGTTAATGACCAATACGAGCGAAAGGAAATATTAGAATCCATAGCAGGAGTCGACCACGTCATTATATTTGATGATGACACACCATACGAATTGATAAAATCATTACAACCTGACATAATCGTTAAAGGTGGTGATTATATTAAGGGAAATGTAGTTGGGGCTGACCTGGCTGAAGTCAGAATTATCAGCATCCTTGAAGGAAAAAGCACGAGTAAAACAATAGAGAGAGCAAAAAATGTCTTATAAACCTAATAAAATACAGAAAGGGTGGGGTCACGAACTCATACTAGAGTCGAATGATACCTACTGTATGAAAGAATTACATTTTTATGAGAAGGGACACAAGTCTAGTATGCACTTCCACAAGAATAAAACCGAGACGTGGTTACTTGTCGAAGGTGCTGTAATTGTAGAGATTATGGATATGAGTGATGCTACGAGTAGGTTCGTCACTATAGAGAAGGGTGGTGTACTCCACCTTGAACCTATGACACCACACCAAGTAGTTTCAATAGAGCCTAATACAGTTATCCTCGAGGCATCTTCAAAAGATACTCCCGAGGATAATTATAGAATTAGACCTGGCGATTCACAAAAGAAGGGATATAAAGAAGGTTATAATTTACCTTAACTTGTTGGAATTCCAAAGCAGGCATTAGTCATATCTGCTTTTGTATAAGTTTGATAGCCTTTTGCTATATCCTCAGGCATTGGGATGAATTTGATTTGGTCCTCGTTATCAACAACTTCAAGGGCAAGGTCATAGAAAGACTTTGCCTCTCCCATTCCTAGATTATAAACACCAGTCTTGCCTTGAGTCATTGCATTTATTGTAGTCTTAATTGCCTCATCAACGTGAATGAAATCCCTATAGTAGTCTTTAGAACCCTCAAATAGTTGAACAAATCCACTTCTATTATATTGTTCTCTCATCCAACATAGTGGTGATTTCTGGCTTTTGTGTTGTTCGTGTTCACCATCGGACATAACATTAAAGTATCTTAATCCGATAATATACTCTTTTGGATTCGCGGCAAATTTACGGGCATACTTATCTGCTTGAAGTTTGCTTAACGCATAATAACTTTGTGGTGTATAGTCATCTGATTTGTCATTAAAGTTTCCCCATTCCTTAGTTTGCTCACCGTACACTGAGGCACTTGAAGCATAAACTAATGGGACTCTGGCACTGGCACAAATCTCCATAATATTACAAGTATACTGATAGTTATTTTTCATCAGATATTTGCCATCGGTGCAGGTTGTTGAACTTTCAGCACCTAAATGATAGACCTCGTTCACTAAATTAGCGGAACAGGCCGCATCAAGAACACTAATAAAATCATCCTTGTCAGTATAGTCTAAGAATTCTAGACAATTGATGTTCTGTATTTTGTTCGGGTCTGATAAATCATCCACTACTAAAATTCGTCTTTGACCTCGACTATTCAACTCTTTAATCAAGTGAGTGCCTAAGAATCCTGCTCCTCCTGTGACGACCGTAAATTTTTCGGGGTCTCTAACCCGTGAAACTGGAATCTTGTCAGCGAGTTGCGTTTTAAGTTGGTCCTCAGTCTTGTGACCGGTGCCTCTAACAGTATTATGAAAAGGCGATGAAGGGTCTGTTTTAGGTTTTTTAGGTACGAGTGGGTCATTATTTCGGGGCATTTTCTTTCTCCTTGTTTTTCACTTCAATAATGAGATTCTTTTCAGGAATATATAGGTATTCTATATCACTATGTTGAAGTGTTCGTATAGCATCATCAATCGTTTCAACTAAGGGTTCTCCTCCTAGATTGAAAGACGTATTAAATATAATAGGAACTCCTGTTTGCTCATAAAAGTTTTTAATGATTTCATAATAAACTGGATTTTGATGTTCCTTAACCGTTTGAATTCTGCAAGTGCCATCTATATGAATAATAGCAGGAATTTGTTTTGCATATTTTTCATCCGAACAATACATTGCATACATCATATGAGGAGATTCTTCCAATCCTCTCATATCAAACCATTCGTGTGCGTGTTCGTGAAGAATAGACCCAGCGAACGGACGGAAATATTCTCTGTGTTTAACGGAGTTCACATAGTCTTTCCCGTCAAGCGTCCGAGGGTCATATAGGATAGAACGATTGCCCAAAGCCCTTGGACCGTTCTCGCACTTATCTTGGAACAACGTAACGATGTTCCCCTTCAAAATTAAATTAACTGCATCTTCTGTTTGTTGATTTTCAAATACACCACTAGCACCTCGTGCCTTAGCAATTTCAACAATCTCTTCTGTAGACTTCATTACAGATGGTCCTAAGAATAGGGATTCTGCAAATGGTCTTACTTTATCATCTTTTGTGAGTGAATGGTGACATAGAAGTGCGGCCCCCATTGCGGTGCCTGCATCATTTGAAATTGGCTCAACGTATAGATTAATATCTTCATCCTTTAATTGACCAAGATACCAATAATTAGCGACACAATTAAGTCCATAACCACCAGAAAGAACAACATTCTTTTTGCCACTCATCATAACTGCTTTTCGTATTAAATCAAGAACCATTTGTTGTGATTCAGTCTGAACGGCATATGCCATATCTCTACGATTCTGTAACTTCGTAAGGTCACCACCAGCATCTTCTTCCGATGTGGTTAATTCTTTATAACGCCCTTGATTGACTAATGCGCCATTAGGATAGGTAGGAATAATCAAATTTCTATCTGTAGTTTTCCAATCACCACCTCCACCATCACTATAGATGTCTGGGAACTTATCGTTAGGTTTACCATATGGAAATAATCCCATAGTCTTACCTGCTTCGATTGGATTCCAACCACAATACTGTGTTACGGCTTCGTATGCTTTTACGATACCAGCCGAATCATCAAGTACCAATTCGTGGGTTCCTTCTTCTGCTTCTCTGTCTGAGGGTATTGTCGTTTTAATACCCATCCAAGGTCCTCTTCCGCCTTGATGTTTATAAAGAGTTTTGAATTCATCTGGATATTCACAATCAAATATAGATTCTAACTCCCAAGTCATTTCTGCATCTTGTTTATTACCATCACCAATATTCATAGGAATAAAAGTTCCTGCTCCATCCACTATCACGGCCACGGCAGACTCAAATCCTGACCGATAAAAT